ACGGTTTCCTGCAAATCGCCAAAGTTATTCTTAAGTTGCGCTACCTGGCCAGCATAAGTCTTGACCTGCGCCGCCGCGCTGCCGCCGAATTCCTTGTTGAGTTCTTCCAGGATGATTGCCTGCGCCCCGGCCACGTCGCCGGTCTCGACCAGCGTCTTGATCAACTCCTTCTGTTCGACGGTAAAGGAGACGCCTACCCGCTGCAAGGCAGTGATCCCCCGGATCGGGTCATTGAGCGCCTTGCCGAGCTGGATCACGCCGCTGGAAACGTCCGTCTTCAGCGCCGTCGTCATATCTACCATCGCCGCCGTCGCAGCGGGGAAGGTTTCTTTTCCGATGTTGGTGAAGGTGAGAAGGAGATTGGCTCCGCTCTGGATAGCTTCATCCTCAAATGTCGAGAGGCCCTGAAGCTCGTGCGACATCTTCGCAATCTCTTCAGCAGAGAGGCCCGCTGCTCCGCCGGTGGACTTGATCACGGCTTCGGTCTGGGCCATGACCTTCTGCGCTTCGGCGGCGGCGTCAATGGAGCCCTTGAGAAAGGCAAGGCCGCCAGCAGCGATAGCTGCTGGTCCGAGATAGCGCGCGGCCGCCTTGCCGAGAGAGTTGATGGCCTTGTCGGCCGCGCCCAGGCCGGTTGCAGCCGTACCCCCGGCGGTCCCGGAGGTACTGAGGTTCCCGTTTAGCTTCGAGATGTCATTCGAGAGCGAAGATAGACCCTGCTTTGCCGCGTCGGTCTGCGCCTCGATAATCAGCCGCGCCAGAACTTCAGTCGTCATTACAATCCCGATGTCCTTTCGGGGCGCTTCAACTTCTCCGCCGTCTCACTGGCCCACTTCCACAGCTCAAGGTCCTTCTCGGAAGGCTTCACGCGCCCGCCCGATTCCAGGAATGCGATCACGTTTGACAGCCGCTGCCGGAGATTGGCGGCCTGCACCGCCGGCATAATGCGGCTTTCGTCCTGGTTGTCCAGTTCATCGGGGGTCCATCCGAAATGCTCCCACAGGTCCACCTCCATGAGTTCGGCGGGGTTCGCGCCGTCTGCGGCTACATGCTCGTAGACGGCGGCGATGAGTTTGGGCGGGGTCGGATCAGCGCCCCGCGGTGCTCGAAGAAGGCCCGCACGAGCCACGAGGCGACAATCTCATCCACGTTGTCCAGAAGCGCCGCTTCCCGTTCCCCTGTCGGCAACGCCACTGGCTCCCCGTCCAGTCCGGTCACATTCCACTCGACTACGTATGGCAGAATGACCGGGAGCATCTGCTGGTCTGTGGTAAGTGGCTCAATCTCACGCCGCAGTTTGAACGGGTAGCCCCGGTCCTTGAAGCGGACCCAGGTCTCCGGGTATTCGGGTTGAGTGCAGTACAACCGGCCATCGCCAGTTCTGTCCATCGCTCAGTCCTCCTTCATCAATGACAAATGAGCAAATGAACAAATGAGCAAAAATTTGTCATTTGTTCATTTATCATTTGTTCATTTACTAGACCGTGCTCGCGCTCATACTCCCGGCAGCCATCTCCATCGTAAACGCGGCTGCGACTGCACCGGCCAGCGGAGCCGTGACCTGGTACTGGTTCACCAGCATGCAGGCGGAATAGACCGGGCAGCCCGCCGTGCTTCCACCAGGCATAAACTTCATCAAGGTGATGGTTGAGCCGGACAGCAGGTCATCCATGATGTCGTCAATGTTTCCGGTGCCGGTATTCCAGATAGCCGCTGCCGTCAGGGTCGCATCGCGAACGCCCGCGATGCGCTGGGTCGTGTCCTTACCAAACGTAGTCATGTCGGCATTGGCCCGCGTCCAGGACAGCACAATGTTGTTAAGGTCACCCGAGACGTTGCGGCTGGTTCCGGCGTTGTCCCAGATGTGAAGGATTGAGTTTCGTCCGAGTATCTGTGGCATTTCGATTTACTCCTTCCCCGCAAGGGGAAAACAAAAAGCCGCCGATTCTCTACCTTGAGAATCGGCGGCACGTTCGCCAGTTTGCCCGCCCGTGGCAGGCCGTGCGTTTCCTTACAGTACGCTTATTATATCAGACTATCAGAGTTCTTCAGCGATAACGTCCCACTCCACCGGCGCCCACACGGCCCCGCCCATCTCTACCGCCACGTTCGGATCAAAAGACAGCCGCGTGAGCGCCGCACCGCAAGCCGAGCCATTCAGGGAATCGTCCTTCGAGATGGTGCTGAAAAGGTCATCATGCCCCTGCCACACGAGCGAGAGAAGGCGCTGCGGGTCGCCGGTGTCCTTGATATACAGCGCGCCGGTGATCTTCCAGTAGCGGTGATAGTTGCGGGCATTGAATGAGCCGAGCCGGTCGGGTTCGATGCGGCTGTCGCGGCCCGGAAAAAACACCAGCGCGCTCCCGCTCACATGTTCAAGCGGATCAAACGAACACGTACTGATCTCGTTTGCGGCAAAAGGTCCGCATGTAGTCAGGAGTGAGAAAAGCCCATTTCTGATTGTTGCCAGCGACATAGATTTCCTTACTTTCTTGTCTTCCCTTTGACGGCATTCTTATTGCCTTTCATTTGTTTACTTCTCAGGAGGCGAGCCGCCATTCCCTCTGGTCCATCCCAATATGCCTTACTTTTCAGGCCAAGTTTTCTTTTGTGTTCTTCGCTGAGCCTTCTGCCTTTGCGGGCCAGACTCATTTTTTGTCGAGACACATCGGTATGCTTTCGACCCTTCCAGGCAAGACCAAATGTCCTTCGGGTCTCTTCGCTGAATTGTCGCCCCCGTAATGCCAGGCTGATTTTCTGTTTTTGCTCTTCACTCATCTTCTGGCCCTTGTGAGCCAGGCCTATCTTGCGTTTTGTCTCTTCAGAATACTTTCGGCCAACGCAACGCTTGTGTCCTTTCGTGCTTTCACTGAGTTTGTTGCGTTGCTCTTCAGTAAGCGTTCTGCCAGTATTTGCCCGACGAATCCTGGCTTTACTTTCTTCGCTATGTTTCATCCCCCTGTGTGAAAGGCTTATTTTCCGGCGTACTTCATCTGTCATTTGCCCGCCAGTACCACCCTCACGCCCATTGGTCAATCTGATCCCTTTAGACTGAAAGTGCCCGATCCATAATCGCTCTGCCTCCTGCCATTGTGTCTCTGGCACCTCCTCAAGAATAATTAGCTGTGGCTTTAACCCCTGCCGTTGAAGGTATTCAATCCAGTTACACTTATGGTTCTTTCTACGCTCATATAAGTGAATACGATAGCGTTCCTGTAAATCCTTTGTCTTACCGACATACCGTACTTCCTGAGTTCTCGGATCAATCAGGCCGTATATATACACCTTCCTGTCAAGCTCTCGCTCCATGTTGACAATTGTACCGCATGTGGTACTATTCGTCAAGGAGGATCAGGCCATGAAACTATACACTACTGCCGAAGCCGCTACCGTTCTGGGTGTAAAGCGAGATACAATCAAGCAGTACATCCGGCGTAACCTTATCCCTGCTACAAAGCGGGGTAGAGACTGGTTTATAAGCTCCTCTGAGTTGGAAAAGTTCAAACGCAATCGCCGTAAGGTTGGCAGACCTTAAGCTCATCCCGTCGGAATATCCGGTCCCAGCGCGCCTTCCGCAATCCGGGTGACAATCTCTCCCGCCGTCTTTCCCAGTTGCGGCCCACTGGTATCCATCGTCTCTTGCAAGAACGGGTACGCTTTCACTCCGCGCGTACGGATCGCGTACCACACCGGGAATGCGGGCAGGCCGCGGAAGTCGGACCACCTCTTGATCGGCGCCCACGGCGCATTCGGGATGGGCCGCGTTCCGAGCTCCAGGATCAGCCCGGCATCATAGGCCCCGCGCTTTGCCGTGGGGCCGATTGTTACCTGCTGTTGCGCCCCATCGTACTGCGAAATGAGCGACTGCGAGAGCGCGCCGGTATAGCGGTGCGGCCCTACAACAACCCGCATATTCTCTTTGACCACAATACCAAGAGCCCTCATCGGCCCCTCGATGACGCGCGGCAGCCATGTGGGAAAAGTCCGCAGCCGCTCTTCTATGCGCTGCAACACCGGATCGAGTGTTATCTTCAGCATACAACTCTCCCAACAAACTCCGTAATCCGCTCTGCCGCCCCGCCGTCCGGGTGGGCAGCGTTGTAATACCCGATGAAGTCCTGCCAGCGGGGATCACCGTTGCTCTCCACGGCCAGCTTTGCCATCTCTGGAAGACCGTCAATTTCGCACCGGAATGGCAGTTCATGGGCATAGTCGAAACCAGCCGTCCGCATGTAGACTGAAGGAGTGCCCATGATAGCCGAGACCAGGCAGCCGTTGGACGGGCTGAGCTTGACATACAGGTCCGCCGCCCGCAGTATCAGGTGGAAGTGCTGGCGTGTCACCAGCCCCGGCAGACCGGCGTCTCGCAGCGCCTGAGCATAGACTTCCTGATTGGCCGGGTTTTCGTTGGGGTGCATGGTGATGAGAAGCACCGCCTTCCATTCCTGAGCCAGCTTCAAGGCGGCCTGCAATGCGGCGTTCTCTTCGTCTTCGAAGCCGCCGCGCAGGGCTGTGGTCTGGCTCCAGGTCGTACCGTAGGCAATCACCCGCTCATTCACAATCGCCAGCGCCTGCCGTGCCTCCGCCTTATCGGGCAGATACATCGTATACAGATCATCCCACTGCGGCGCGCCGGTGATTTCCATGAGGCCCCGGAAGTCCTGGCGGCGGTACCAGTCAGCCATATATGGCCCCGAGGCGGCGATGAACTCCGCGCGGGTCTCGCGGTGAATGTCCGGGCCAGCGTCGTCCAGCAGGTGACAGGGCGCGTGCGGCACATGCACCGTCGGCAACCCGCGCGCCCGGAAGAAGCCGACGATGGAGCGCGCGGAAGGCGTAACGTCCTCATGCACGACTGTCCCGACCGGGGAATGGGTTTTCGTCAGGTTCTCCAGCGCTGCCAGCCGCGTGACTTCTTCCCGCAGGTGATGATGGATATACCCGGCCCACCAGCGGTCCAGCTCCGCGCTGAGTTCTTTCACCGTTCCTACGCCCGGCATGTCACAGAACCGCGCCCGGATCTCCGGCATGTTGTTGACCACGTTTGCGGCCAGGCGCGTGGCTTCGTTGGAAGCGTTTTCCTGCACGTCGGCGTCGGCAAACTGCGCCAGGCTCATGACGTTCTCGATGCCGCTTTCAGTAGCCACCCGCGCCGCGCCGGGATCGGCAAATGCCAGCCGGTATTTCTTTGACAGCGGCTCCCACAGCGCGCCGGTCGTGGGGCCGCCGGAAATGAACAGGACGGGTATGGTCACGGCGTCAATATATCCCCTGCTACAGCGTCGGAAGGCCCTTCAGGGGGTACAGGGTCTTTTGATACCCCATTGTTTCTGTCCCTTACCAGCAGCCGCCCGATTACCCGCAACACATCGTAGGTCATGCCGTCACCCAGGTCTACCCCGGCGTATTCCAGCCCCAGTCCTTCGTACCATTCATGGGCGATGCGGGAATGGGCCGTTTCCAGATCGTCGGCAGGTCTAATCCCTGTGGATTTTGCCCAGGCATCAGCTATCTGAAACTCAATGCCAATCGGCATAGTCAAGGTAGTTGTGTTCACGCCGGTACAATCCCGATCTGCTCCACCACGGGAGCTGTAGCTTGTGCGACATACGTAATCTCTGGCAGTCGGTGGCCGCCCCGGATATGTTTCGCAGTCATGATGCGTCCCATAATTTCCCCGTAGTTCTCGATATTTCCTTCCAGCGTGATCTTCTTCAGTGCCCAGCGCCGCCGCTCCCATGCCTGTTGCTTCTCGTAGGCCAGGCGCTCTATCATGTTATCCAGCGCCGCAAACCAGGCATCGGGCGTGTTCTCTACCAGCTTCCCCCAGCGTGCCAGGTCCTGATAGGGCAGGCAGCGGCTCCCTACCCACGGCACGCCGGCGGTCAGGTACTCCGCACCCTTGAGCCAACTTCGCCGCTCATCGTAGCCGCAGACCGGCGCGCCCTCGCGCCACGGCGGGTCAAGCGGGCGGGTATCCAGCGGGGCGAGGCCAATGTCGAAGGTCGCCACAACCTGCGGCCAGTGATCTGGCCGCACGCCCACCTGCCGGATCACCCGCTCGCCATACCGAGAGAGCCAGGTATCCAGCCTTCCTTCGTGTCCACAGAACTTGAGCCGCGCCTGCGGGTATTTCTCAAATACCCGGTCCAGGGCTTCCATGATCCCCGAAAAGAGCCACGAGTCCACATGGCTGATGGAGCCACCCCAGCCAAGCGTGATCCAGCCTTCCGAGTTCTCGCGGGGCTTTGCGCTGAGCACCGGGTCAGAGCCGTTCGCTTCATAACCAAACTCATAATCCGGCGCGCCGCCGGGCTTCTGGCCCAGGCTCTCGTACCACTTCCGCCGGGTCCAGTTGGGAAGCCAGTAGCCGGGGACGATATGTTCCCAGTCCTTCAGGATGACCTTGCTGGGGCTGGTCAGGGCATCGGCGTGCTTCATCCCTTCGGTGAGTGCCCCTGTCGGTTCCGGGTTGAGTTCCGGCAAGTTGCGTATCCAGTAGTCGTATGCCGGGTTGGACGGCGGCAGGTCGGGGTAGTGGTCGTCGAGGTCCACTGTGATCGTCTTGCCAATCGCGCGAAAGTAGTCCATTGCATCCCAGACTTCCGGCACGAGCACGTTGCGTTGGAACACAATCACGTCTGCAAGTCCTAACTGCTTTTGAACTTGCGGGTGCTTCCAGTTCAAGGCCGTCGCCATCTGGAAGAGACGGCCCCGGTGCGATGACGTTCCCGCCTCATGCGCTGCGTTCAATGCGTCTGAGGGGATTTTTGCGCGCCATTCTGAGCAATTCCATTCCGAGGGCGAGTCGGCATAAAGCCAGATGATATACAGGCCCTTGCGTTTCATTAATCCCCCTCCAGCAATTGCCATCGGCTATTCTGCTTTCTTCCCCTTCGCGGCTTTTTTTTCCACTTCGCTCTCCCGCACGACCAGCAGCCGGTCATCCTGATACACGACCAGTTGCCACCACTCCTGCGGGCAGGCGGCAAGCCAGGCCACGGCCTCATCCTGTGAGCCGTGCGCGGACAGGTAGTCGGCCATTCCGCCCTGCGGCTCCGTACCGCCAAACAGGTGATAGGGTTTGAGTGCCATCATTTCTCCTTCTCAGCTTGCGCTGGACCGCGTGCCCCAGCCTGATTCCGGGTTGGCGAACTGGTCGCGCTCGAAACGCGGAAGCACCCGGTCACTATCGCTTTCGTCAATAGATTTGTCTGACCTTGAGATTCCGCCTGCATAGCTATAGACGCCTGCCGTGGTGACGGATACACCCACATCGCTCAGATCAAGCCCCAACAGAACGGCCAGAAGCGACTCATAGTCCTTCTTGAGCATATCCGCTCTGGTTCTCTCATTCGCCGCAACTCGTGCGCCTGTCCGGGACCGTTCGGCCATCCATCCGGCGAAGAGCGCGTTGACCTGCACCGCCAGTTCGTATGCCTGAGAAGAAGTCGGGATCGGGGGCGTGAAGCCCAGCGCCGCGACGCTCGAATTGATGACCGAGCAGCCCGACGACAGCCAGGAAGTTACCTGCGCCAGCGTCGGGCAACTGGTGGTCGAGTAGTCTGTCAGGTTTCCCAGCAGATTTCTCGTTAGAGCGCCTACATCCGACGCCGCTGCGTAACTCATCTTCGTTTCCCTAGATCGGCCCCGCGAAGGACGGCTGCATGACCGGCTGGGCCGTTACAGCCGCCGCCTCCACAAAAGTCTCAATCGCCAGCGCCGGATACAGCCGGGCGGTCGTCTCCACGTCCGACCAGTTGAGCGTGACGCCGGTGCTGGTGAACGCCACAAACGTGGCGGCCATGCCCGCCGCGCCAGTGTGCAGCGGCAGGTTCACGGCCTTGTCGTCCGAAAGTGATTGGCTATTGCTGTCGGCGGCATTATCTTCACTGCTGATCGTATTGCAGTAGGCTTCGTCGGCATCTATAGCCGACAATCCGATACTGCCCGCGTTTAAATTCCCCTCAATCGTATCCTGCGTCACACAAAATGTTGGCAGGTAGAAAAGGGTCTGCGACTGGAAGCCAGCCCCGTTGTCGTCGCTGTTGCCCGTTGCGGTCGGGGTTGCCAGCGTGTAGACCTTACCGTCTACCACCGGACTGGCCCCGAAGCGCAGCGCCAGCCATCCAATCGCGGCGTTTACCGGAGTACGAGCATTGCCAAGCTGCACCGAGAAGCCGGACGCGTCGAATGATTGCGCCGTTCCCATGAAGTCCAGGCCGCCACTGGATATAATTTTGGCAAAGCAGCTCGCCTTCACCACTGATGCCAACTGCGCCGATGCAAAGCCATCACGGAGAGAGTAGCCGTTGCAACGCTGTGTCACTGTCGCTGCCCGGTCGTTGTGAACGAAACCCATGCTGACCGCGCCCTGCGCTGTAGAAGTACCCTCCAGCAGGGCCGTGACCACTACGTCGGCTTCAAAGCCGATGGATGTAATGTCAATCAGAGCGTCAGCGGTGTTGCCCAGACTTTGATTACCCACATGAGTCGTAAGGTCGGAACCGGCAAAGAAAATCGCCGTGATAAGAAAAGCACTTGCGGGAGCGTCCACCCAGTCAATCACCACATTGTCGGCATTGAAACTCACGAAGTTGGCCGCGCCTTCCACCACGTCGGCAGCCGTGCCGTCGTAGATCGTGAGTATCCGGTTTGCGGTGGTGTCCTGCTCCCATTCTGAGTTTGCCGAGGCCTGAGCGTGCTGATCTTCGTAGGCTTGCGTCCACTCGTTTGTCCCGTCGCTCGCGCCCATATACCAGCCCGCGCCGTCCGCCGCAGTCGCGTCGGTGATGCCGCGCGTGGCAATCAGCCATACCGCCTTAGGCGTCAGGCCGCCCAGGTCAGTCGTGGAAATCGTCTGGTTCCCGGTGACGGTCGGGGCGGCCACGCGAGTAACGGCAACGGAGACGCCCATCAGATACCCAGCTTGCTCCGCACGGCAGCAGGCGTGTCATAGCCCGCATAGCGCCCTTCCGCCAGAATGAAAACGCTGTGGATGCTTTCAACGTATTGGGCCTTTTGTGCAGTCGCCAGCGCACTTGAACCCGTAGGTGCAAGAGCCACCAGAGAGTCGAATTCAGACTGTGCTGCTACGTCCATCGCCAGGGCAGTTTTGACCTGGGCGACGGTCAGCCGGCCAACTACGATTTCGTGCGCAGCGGCGAAGAAGTCATGCACCGGGATTTTGGGTTCGCCCAGATCGCCCATAAGACGTTCAACGAGTGCCATTAGCTGTCCTCCTCATCCCTGCTCATCTGGCTGGAGCGCATGGACGCAATAACGAATATGGCTGCCGCGCCAATGCTTGCGCCACCAGCCAGACATACCAGAACAATTGCAGATTGAATGTCCATGCTCACGTTTACCCCGGCACCGCCACGCAGGTTGCAGTGCCGCATACGCTGCCGACCAGTATTACTTGCGTCTTCATCGCTAGACCGGCACATACACCCAGTTGAGATTACCGCTCACCTGACTGGCGGCAGTGGTGGTTGCCACCAGAGCCGAGCCATTCGCCGCTTCCCACAGGTACCCGGCTGGCATCCGGTTTACATCCATCCCGCCAAACTGCGCCAGCGCCATCGGAGACTGCAGCAGCGTGCTGGCCGATGAGCCGGAAATCCAGCCAATCCGCTGGCTCCCGGACGTGGAATAGGTGATCGCCACTACCCGGATTTTCTTATTCTGACAGCCGCTCACGATGATGATGCAGCCGCTCGTGCTGGCGCTGATGTCACCCGTCTGCATGGTGAGCAATGAACCGGACACCCACAGGTTGCCGTTATCCGGGGCGACGGCCAGCGGGCTATTGGACGCGCCGTAGATATTCGTGCCCTCGGTAATCTTGACGGGCCAGGCGTTGGCGTTGGAGTTGGGCGTGCTCTGGAGTACGGACGCCGAACCGATGACATTGGCTCCGGTAAGCAGAGCCACGGAGCCGCTGGAAATGGATGCTGAGACGGTATTCGTCACAACTGCTGAAGCCGCCACGGTAAGGCGGCTCGCGCTGTCCACCACGGCGATGTCCGTACCGTCGGAAATCTTGACCGGCCACGGTGCAGTATCGGCTCCCGCCGTGGATTGAATCACCGATGCGGACCCGACAATATTTGCGCCCGCCAGCAGCGCCACCGATCCACTGCTGATGCTGGCGCTGACCGTATTTGTAACTACAGCACTCGCCGCCACAGTAAGGCGACTGGCGCTATCAACGACTGCCGTATCAGTCAGGTCGGTAATTTGAACGGGCCAGGCGTTTGCAATCCCTGTCGGAGTGGACTGGAGGACTGATGCGCTCCCGATCACGCTTGTGCCCGCGCCCAGCGATGCGCTGACTGTGTTTGTCACGACTGCCGAGGCCGCAACGGTCAGGCGAGACGCACTATCCACTCCCGCCGTGTCAACCCCGTCAGAGATTTTCACCGGCCAGGGGGATGTATCTGCCGCCGCCGTGGATTGAATGACGCTGGCAGAGCCGATTACATTCGCGCCTGCCAGCAGTGCCACGCTGCCGGAACTGATAGACGCGCTTACCATGTTCGTCACTACGGCAGACGCAGCTACAGTCAGGCGGCTGGCCGAGTCAATTTCTGCTACATCTGTGCCGTCCGTAACTTTGACAGGCCAGGCATTGCCGACGCCCGTGGGAGTGGACTGGATTACGGAAGCCGAGCCGACAACGTTCGCCCCGGCAAGCAGGGCCACGGAGCCGGAAGAGAGGGACGCCGAGATCGTTCCTTCAATCTGAGCAACCAGCGGCGAGCCAGAAATACCCACGACTCCGCAGGCCCCGGTCGAAAGGACGTGGTGCGCAATATGGGGCGCCGAGGCCGAGCCGTCGCCGCTCGTCTTCATGAGCGCGCTGGCGGCATCGAAATCCTTGATCTTTACATTCGCCATTGTCTAAAACCCAGCCGTAATCAAATGCGCGCTGTCGTCGGCGGTATCAAAGTAGAAGTGCTCGCCCACATTGTTTGTAACGCTCGTGGAAGCAATGTCGGCAATATCGCTCCCCGCGCTGTCCTGCAAATCGCCCGGTCCCGACGAGTACTCAAACGTCACCGTGTCGTTGATGTCTACCGCACTCGCCAGGGTGTAACGCACCTTCGCCGTGTCTACTTGCCGCGCCGCTGACGAGACTGTCACGCCGGTCCCGTTCACCTTGATCGTTATCCCGAGCGTGTAATTGCTGGACGGGCTGACAACCGTCGCTGAATACGTGACTTCCACTACCGTGGTGGATACATCGCCCACTTCCCCGGCGCTGAAGGCGACTGCCGCCGAAACAACAATGACTTCCTGGACAGCCAGCCGCAACTCGTTCAGCGCACCGAAGGCCAGCCGCAGTTCGTCCAGAGTTCTGATTGCCGTATTCAGGGGATTGAGTTCGACTACCCGCAACCGCAGTCCCATATTTCATCACACCCCCCGAACAATGTCCGGCTGGATGCGGAAGAGGCCCGTGGCAAGTACGCGCGGCTCCGTCTCTCCGGACGTGAGGATCTCCAGGCCGTAATTGAAATCTTTCGTCGCGCCCACATCGAGCGCACAGGTGTTGGTCTTCTTGACGATCATCTGGAACACTCCCGCCGATGCGTCCGTGATGGTGATCCCGCAGCCGCTGTCAGTCGAGCGAGCAAAGGTTGCACTGGCGTCACTGGAAACACTGCCCGCCGGGATCGCCGATGCGACGGTGAACAGGATGCTGGCAGACGTGAGGCTCTGCGCTGCGCTGTCCGAGCCCGTGACGGTGAACTGCCACGTCTTCTTCTCGCCGCGATACATTTCGAGCGCGCCGGTGTAAACAGCCATATCAATGACCAAATGACCAAATGACCAAATGACAAATGCCCCGTTTGCTCATTTGTCATTTGCTCATTTGTCATTCATGAGGCGGACTTCAGCCAGATCACTGCGCAGCCTCCCGTCAGGCTGGCCGCAAAGAACCCGCACGGGGAGTTGAACGGGCCGGCCATGAACGGCTGCCCGTTGGCGGCGATGATGGGCAGCATTGGGCTTCCAGCCGACGCCGCCGTGCCCTGGAACCAGATCACTGAAGCCGATGCGCCGACATTCGGAACCAGCCCGAGCCAGGCCCAGCGGTTGGCGCTCAGGGGCACACTGGCCGCAGCGTCATAGACCGATGCGCTATTAGGAACAATGATTGCCATACGGCACCTTCATGCTATGGGACTTACGGTTGCAGGTTGCCAACGCAACTCCTGTAATCGGACGGGGAGAATGGAGAGGAAAGCCACTCTCCCCGTCCGTTGGAATGGGGGTGGTTACGACGCTTCGATACGGCAGCCCGAGAAGCCGGTGCAGTTGATGAAAGCCGTCCCCAGGATCGAGCCGCCGGTCGAAACAAGCGACGCCGACAGCCAGCGCCCCAGCACATTGCAGGCGCTGTCCAGGGACGCCAGACCCTGGCCTGCTGAGCCGGACGAGATAAAGCGCCCGTAGCCCAGGTTGCAGGAGGCCGGCGAGCCGGTCAGGGACGTTTTGCCAAGGACGCGGACGCGCGCTTCCCCGGCCGCCGCTGGCGCGTTCTGGAGCACACCGAGCGGCGTCGGGTTGCTGGCGCCCGTCGCGCCGATGACTTCGCCGACGATGGAGCCGGCGGCGACGAAGTAATACTGCTTCGCGCTCAGGTCGAGTGCGGCGGTAAACGGTTCGTCGTACTCAAAGCCACTCAGGGCTGAGACCTTCGTACGGAATTTGGTAGCTGGCATGTCTTTACTCTTTTCTCCCGGCAGGAATATCCGGGATTGAATACCGTGTCCGGGCAACCACATGCCCGCCCGGACACGGTATGTTAGAAACTATGCAGCAGACTTGACCAGATAGCCTGCATCCGTCGCCGTAAGTTTGGTGTCCCAGGACTGGCGCACTTCCACGACATCCTGGCGTTCCTGATCTTCCCGGAACCGAGAAGTTTCCCGCGTCTTGTACGTGAAGACGTAACCCGCCGTCGGCTGAAGCAGGGATGGCGAGCCAGTCACGTAGGCCAGCAACAGGTGGAGGCCCCATATATAGGACAGTGAGCTTGTCGCGCCCTCTGCCGCCGTGTCCGAAATGGCCGTCCCGATCAGCAACTCTTCCAGACCGAAGAGGGCTGCCACCGCATTGACGGTGACGATGGCCGGTGAGTTGGGGCCGGCGCTGTACTTGATCCGGTCCAGGATGTCGGGGTGCTGCTTGACGAAGCGCCACAGGCCGCGCCCGATAACGCCCTTGTTGGCTTCCTGGCCGATGGTCGAAACAATCGTGTTCGTGCCGGTCTCGACATCGCCAATCGGGTCCGATGTGTCATTCGACCAGAGCGTGGTCGGCGTGGCGCTTGCCGCCCAGCCTGTCCCGAAGGCATCGGCCTGGACATCGTTCTCGACTTCGAGCATGATCTGGTTGGTAGCCCAGCGGGTCGCGTCCTCCAGCGGCTGCAGTGGCGCGTCGGCGTTCTCCACGATCTCGTCCGGCACGCCCTTGGCAATGGCCTTCTCGATACACGTGTAGTTGTCCGTGGTCAGGCCATAGTCGCCGCGTGGGGCGCGGGCGCCGGGGGCGCGCACGCCTGCCTCACGCCGCAGCCAGTCGGCTTTCGTGTACTTGAAAAACTTGTTGCTGATCTTGGTGACCGGCACGCGCGGAAACACTCTCTCCGCAATGAAAGCGCCATTGGTGTATGCGATGGAGACGTTGGTCAGCGCAACGTCAATGTGAACCTGTGCATAGGTGGGTTTGCTCATTGGTTTTTACTCCTTGGGTTTTACTCCTTGCGACTCAATGCGTAACTAGCACGCCGAAACAGCGCACGGAGCGAACCCGGCGCAGTTGATGAACGCTTGCCCGAAGCGGGAGGCCGATACCGGCGCACCCGTATCCAGCCAGCGGCCCATGACCGCAGACCCGGCTTCTGTTGCGGTCGGGATTGCCTGCCCGGAGGCATTGACGGTTATGAAGCGGCCGTAGCCAATGCCGCAGGTGCCGCCAGTCACCGCAAAGACCTTCGAGAAGCCCAGCACCCGTACGCGGGCTTCCTGTCCTGGTGAAGGTGCATTCTGCAATACGCCCAGCGGCGTCGGGTTGGACGCGCCGTTAGCAATCGCAACTTCGCCCGCGACCGAGCCGGCCCGGACGAAGTAATACTGCACAAGAGTCAGGTCAACCGCAGCGGTAAAGCTGGCGTCCGAAATGCTCAAATCCTGATATTTAGCCATGATAGTTTTTCCTTATTGCACAGGCATAGGCCTGTGTTTAGCGTGCGCGCGAAGCGTGCAGGTATTCGTCGGCCAGGTCCGGGCGCGCCTTTTGGGCTGCGTTCATTGCATCGGCATACTTCTCGCGATCACCGCCGAACTTCTCAGCGAGAACCTTCTCAACCACCGCCTCAAAGGTCTCGGCGTTCTCGCCCTTGCGCGCATCGGCCCGCTGGGAGAAGAGGCCGGTCTGAACCAGCTCGCGGTCCAGCGTGGTCAGGAGTTCGTCGAAATACTTGAACTCTCCAGCGTCCAGATTTTCCAGCTTCTGTAGATGCGCGGCCAGCGTTGCGGGCGTCTCGGCAATCGCCATGAACTGCTCGCAGCGCCGGATGAGAAGGTCCAGGCGGCGGGCATCGCGCTCTTTCGCCAGGTCTGCGGCAAAGGTCTCGGCCTGCTTGCCCAGCTCAGTCGCGCGGGCTTCCAGGGCTTCCACCTTATCGGCCTTCGCCTTGAGAGTGGCAAACTCTTCCGCTGAAACGGTGAATTGCTCCGGCGCCGGAGTAACGGCAACTACAGTAGTATCGGTTTTGTCGGTCATCATTTGCTCCTTCTTGCTAACTACAGGTTCGGTTGCGGTTTCTTTCTTTGTGTCGGCTTGCTCTTCCACTGGCCGCTTGTGTTCGGGTAGATCGCCGGTCCATCCGCCAATCGCGTCCATCATGGCAGCGGCCAGCTCGCGCATCTTCGTCATGGCTTTCTTCATCGCGCCCAGGTGGGAGTCGCTGTGATCGGCCATCAGGTCTACTCCATCGGCACTGAAGAGGGCCACGTTCTGACCGAAGAAGGGACGGTTGGTCAGGGCCACATGGTCAATGATGTTGTCGTGCTCTTTGCCGTGTTCATCGGTGTAGGCCGAGCCGTTGAGTTTCCACAGCACGCCAGGACTCTCATACTGGTAGGCCCCATCCGCGATAGCCTTCTCGCCCTCGGGCGTGAATTCCGGCTCGGCATACAGGCCGTCATCCCGAACGAACAGCCGCTTTACGTTCCCCGCTTTCGGTGGGTCGGGCTTCTCTTCGGTAGGGTGTCCGAAGTAGATCGGGATATTCCAGCGCGGGCGACCGGCTTCATAGTTGGCAGCCATCTCGCGGATGCGTTCGGGCGTGATCTCCAGCGTCCGTTCGCCGCGCTTGAACGTGCCGACGGGCATCACCCGGAAAGGCGCGCCGGGGTTGTACTGGAAAGGTTCAATCCAACGGACTACGGGCTGGTCGCTCAAGGCAAGTGAACTCCGGCAGATTGCAATGGCGCTGGACTTTTCATGCCCCTGCGCCATGACCTTGAAAATACAGGACTCCAGGTCGGGATCGGCAGGCAGGGCCACTCAGACACCTTCAAGCGCCTTCTCGTATCCGGTCAATTGCCCGGCTTTCGCGCGCTTATCCGCGTCGGCCTTCTGCTTCTCGAATTTCGCAAACCGCTCCGGCCCAACCTGCTTCTGCATTCGCGCCACATCGGTAGAGTAAAAGCCCGGCGCGGCGAAGTGAACGGCGGGCACTGAGAAGCGGCGTGTCAGCATTCCCCCGCACGTATGGCGGCGCGGCATTCGCGCCTTCATCGGCTTTTCGATTTCGACCGGGCCACAGTGAGAGCAGGTTGCTTCGTACTTCATTCGAGACTGGAAAACAAAAAGCCCCCGACTCCTTTGTGGAGTCGGGGGCCAGTAAACACACCCGTTTTCCCCGCCGGTTGCGCGGGGCTGTCAGTTGCGCAGTATCATAACACCGCGCCCCGGAATTTGTCAAGGGGTACCCGGCGGGAGTATTCCGATAGCATTACTCCTGAGCAGACGAGTCATACGAATCATATAGCTATTGCCACTCAGTTGCTCGGGTTGACCGTATTGCATGCGCCAGAGCCTGAAATTATTGTACCTACCAAGGTAGGCTGCACAAGAACTCCCCATAACTTTGGCAATGTTACATTGGGTCAGTGCTGCATCTGGGTAGATAGCCAGAAACTTATCTAAAATAGCCTGACAGCGCATCTGTCTTCGCTTTCTGAATAGTTCTCGCGTGCGCTTCGTTCCCAGTTTCTTGCGCAGTACCCGCCCGACACGGTCGGTTGGCAGGTTAAGTTTACGGGCCATTTCTGTGAATGTCTGGGTAGCACCGCCGTTCTCGATGTGGTGCAAAATGGTACTTAAATCCATTTCCAGACGTTTTCGCTGCTGGGTGCTTCTATGTGCCGCCATGCCACTTCCAGTAATTTGACGGACCCGTTCCCTTGAGATTCCAAATAGCTCTGCGACCCTGATTGCAGGCAGGCCCTCTGCTACCATCCGCCGTATCCGATCATTGCGGTCCTTGAAACTGATCATGTTATTACCTCCAGTGAACACCGATAGTTTCCCGCGCAAGAAGTGTCATCGGGCAGTAGAAATCACTCCCGAATTAATCAACAAACTCAAGGGTACACCTGCATCCGCCGTTGCAATCTGTCCCATCCGATGGAGTCACATTTCCGGTGCTGGCTAACAGATCATCCCACGAATCGTAAGTCTTATCACCAAACGCGAGACAGGAACCGCAGTGCTGTTTTACGGTCGGATCAAGAACCCACGCTATCTTCAGTCCCTTCTCCTTCGCCGCCTCCCCGCGCGCCCGTTGCAATGTTGACCAGAACTCACCAGCATAATTAGCCACGCGACCGGCCATGCTGGAAAGCACACCTCCCAGCGCAATCGCTCCCGATCCCGCTGCGATAGATGCCAGCACATCGCCGTCAAGAAGTCCGTCCTTCACCTTGCGCTCTATGTCTGGCCCCAGCGACTCGGTCAGGAACTGCTCATTGTCCGCCAGCGCCTCTGCCAGTTCCTGAGCGGCTTCCGGCGTAATGGCTTCGTCCCCAAGCCCCAGCGTCACCGCATCGGGCAGGTGCTTGCGACCCAGCGCTGTAAGCACCAGAAGCAGAGCGGCGACAGCAGCGGCGATGATCCCGTCGCGATCCTCTTCGTCGGCTTCGGCCAGTTCATTCGCCAGATCATCCGAGAAGTCAGCGTAGGCCCGCTCCAGTTCCTGCTGATAGGCGTTCGTCGCGTCAACGTCCTTCGTGCGCCTCCCCGGTCGCCCGGCCCCGCGCAGAGCGGCGAATGGTTCCGGGGGTAACTCAATCGTGATGTCGCCCTGTTTCCAGGCAAATCTCTCCGATGCCTTCTCAGACTGTGCCGACTTTCTGTCAGGTAACTTGATTTTGATGTCGCCCTTTTTCCAGGCGAACTTCTTTTTCAGTTCATCAGCCACCAGCTACCTCCAGAACCAGCTTGCGCTTTCCGGACGGAAGTCGCGTATCCGAGCGCACCAGAAAGCTGGTATCCCTGGGGAGTAGAAATTCAAACTCCCCTCGATTAGAGAGAGAGTCCATAAACAGAGCTTTGTCGCCCGGCCTCAGACGTATCTCGACAAACGCACCCTCGTCAGTTGAAAACGACTTCGCCACTTTTGACGATGCCGAGGTGGAAATATATCCCCTGTCCGTCAGAACGGCTCCTTCCATATTGCCAGCCGGTAATGTGTCTTGAGCCAGACCGCGATAGACCGTGGCATCTTCTGTCAGAGTTGCCTTATCCAATACCGCATCTATGTTGTCCGTCTGTTTCTTGATTTTTGGACTCAGTGGGCCCTCGTCGCGGAGCGCGTCGTTAATATCGCCATGCTCGGTTTTCTGATAGGCCAGAAGGGTTTTCCGCTGGTCAGACGAAAGGCCGTCTATCACTTCACCGGACTGGCCTTCTCCAAAGTCACCTATTTCATCTTCATAAAGTTTATTGCCGGGCGCGGCGTCTCCCCCGCTGCCTCTGCCCCCACCACCTCCGCTTTCATCCCCCCCGCCCCCCGGCGCGAACTGTCCCTTATTATCCCGCGGCTGGTCGGGGCTGAAAAACCGTTCCGCGCTTGCCGTCTCCGGCTCCAGGTCGCCGCCTTCCTTCGGTAGAGTGCCGCCGTCATCTTCTGGCTTCAGATCGCCTTCCGTCACTTCCACTGCCTCGGGCTTTGCCGGGAAGTCCGCCAGTCCCCGCAGGTAGTTTTCCAGTTCCAGTGACGGTGTGAGCAATGCAGCGCCTGCCAGATTGTTGACGTAGGTTGCAATGTCAGCAAGCGAGTAGCGGATCAGCGATTCATGCTTGAGTTGTGGATAGGCTGTAATCCCTGGAAAGTGGTTCAGGCGGAACAGCCGCTCCACCCCGAACCGCTGGATGGTATCGGCAATCATGTCCAGCCAGGCCGTGAGCGCCAGGGTGAAGAAGTCTGTGCTGCTTTCGGATAGCGCCTGGGTGCCGACCTTATCCATCCCCAGGTGAATGAACTGCGCCAGGCCGACCATCGCCATGCGCTGCTCGTAGCGGGTGATCGTCTCGTGGAAGTGGATCACGCCGCGCGAGGGGGGCGATACCAACTCAAACAGGACGCCCTGACCTTCCTTTGCGCCCTGGCCCATCTTGGCGAAGGGGATGGCGACGACCATCTGCTCGTCTACCCGCACGTTGCGCCCGATCTTCTTCAGCTCATCAAACTCGGATGATGTGCCTTTGGAAACATCGCTGCCCGCGTAGATGACCGGCAGGCCGGCGCCCATGCGCTCCGCGGAGATGGCTTCGACTTCTTCCAGGTTCTTTTTGTAGTACCAGGCCGGGTACATCGCCCGCAGAATGGAGCGGCCTTCCGGGTTGCCCTTCTCTGCCGTCGTGCGAAACAGGATCGCTTTGTCAATCGGGATGTGGACCGGTGCGGAAGGGCCGGAAGGCGGCTGCTGATTGAAACCCTGTAATCCGCCCTTCTCGTCAAACGACCACTCATCGCCCGGCGATAGCGTTTCCGGCGCGACGAAGGTCCACTTGCGCCAGCCGATGCGCCCGTCATCGTACTTGCTCCCGGCTTCCTTCTGCTCCCCGTTCCGCTTTTTGTAGACAGTCTCCGCCGGGTAGAAGCCATACTGGATCATGCTCAGCGCCTGGTCTATTGCGTCTGACCACGACTGGCTCATGTCCTGTATGATTGTTTCCGCGAAGTCGGCAGCCTCTTCATCGGCGGGTGTCTCTCCGGCCTTCTCGAAATACCACGACACCCGCCGCAGGGTCATCTTGATTGCCTGCAATACGGCGGCCACAATCGGATCATCGCCCATCTCGCGGTAGAGTTGCACGCGCTTATTGAGCGACTTGAAACGGCGGTCGTACTCTTCGTCAATGCGCCCGCCGTAGTGCCGCAGTCCCGTGGTCGCTATCTCGGAGAACACTCCGCCGCCAGACTGCGGGGCCTGATAGATGTCCGGCGTGTTTCCATTCTGCCTGCCATTCTCAATGCGGAAGGTGTGAGCGTAGCTCACACCATACTTGCGGGCAACTTCGGTCCGCGATAGCGCCCCACCTTTCAGGTCGGCGATCAGAATCCGGTTGCGCTCGGTGTTGTCTTTTCTCGGCATCTCTATATCTCCGGTTTCTTAAAAACCGCCACTCCCATATTCTGCTTCAGCACCGGGCTGAACGTTGGAAGCTGGATATGCTCCCAGCCAATCAGAACTTCTTTCAATGCCCCGTACAATTCCCTGAAACTGCTGTCGTGAAAAACGACTATGCCGCCGGGCCGCAGAACGCGGTGTATATGCTCCGCTTCTTCCTTCACGTGACCAACGGCATGGTTATCATCTACGAAAACCAGGTCAAAGCTGGCGTCGGCCTGCTCCCGAAGATACTGGCAGGCTTCCTTCTCGATCAGGCGAACATCGGGATAGTCGACCAGACGGCGGGTCGCTTCCGGCTTCACTCCCGGATATTCCGAACGGTCATCCACTCCGGTGACACGGGCACCGCTGAGATCTATCGCCTCCACGGTCATCCCGGAGTCATATCCGGTTTCGAGTATGTCTGTCGCGCCGATCAGCTTTGCCAGGGCCAGCAGGAACAATCGGAGTTCGGGCGCGGTATGAATTCCGCCGGATTCTCCATCCGTGGGCACCTGGGTGAATGCCTTCATGAGCGTGCCGAGCGCCGCTTCCAGTTTGTCACGTCTGCCATAATAATCATCCATCAACTTCTCCATCCCGTTCTGTCACCCCGGCTCCAGCGGCTGCCCTCTACGCTGCTTGAGAAGCGGGAAGGCGTGGGATCGGCCAGCGCCTTTACGGTTTCTTTCGGCAGTGGCTCCTGACCGGAAAAGGCCAGCGCCAGCGCGTCGGCATCGTCCGGTGAGCGTCCGATCCGCTTCACAATCTCTTCCTTGCTCTCCACCCGCAGGGTCCGGTCGCTATGAATACGGTAACGGCGCGCGCGCAGTTCGGAAGACAGGCGACGGTAGGTGTCCGGGTCAAGGCGACTCAGGTCAAGCCTGGCTTCCCGTCCCAGCTCACCCACCCGGAACCACAACTCCGAGCCACGGTTGTAGTATTCGCCGGGGTTCTCTGCCCGTTCCCCGAAGTTGACCGGATATACCCGGAATTCAAGTTCCCGCAGGCGATCTGTCACACCTCCGCCGAGGCCGGTATCGTCAATATGGATCGGGATAGCCCTGGCTTCCACATTGGACTTTGCAGCCACGCTCTCTGCCAGGCGAACAATCCGGCCTACAGTCTCCATGAGCCCCTGCTTCGGGTAGGCCTCCCGATCTGTAACGACCGGCCCGCGGCGCCCATAAAGCACCGTCAGATTGTCGCCAAAACGCGCAATGTCCGCGCCGATGGCCGGCAGGTCCGATGCTGCCCAGGCCAACCCGCCTTCGCGCGCCCGGACAAGCCAGGCTTCGCTCCAGATGGCCGTGGACGCCTGGCGCGGAGTTAGCCCGAGAACCCGCGAGCGGAATACGTCATCGGGCTTGCGCCAGACTCCGCTCTCCGGCGGCCACTCAATACAGTCGGCGTCCGGCTCATCCGCGGCTATCGTGTGCCGCCGGATCATTTCTTCTACCCACAGCAGGCTTACTGCTTTGGGGTAGGGGGCAGGCAGACCGGCCAGTTCCGCCCCGATGTTGGGATGGTCAAGACAGGAGATATGGATGATGTTCCAGTCCGGGTCTTCTCGAATGTCATAGTACGGCCCGCCGGTCTCGGTAGGGTTGCCGGATACGAGAGTCCGGCAGTCCGGCGAAGTCATCATGGCATTGGTCGCCTCCCAGATGTATGGCTGGATACCCTGCGCCTCGTCAATGACGATAAGCTGGCGCCCTTCGTGCCGTCCCTGGAAGCCTGCTCCGCTCTCCGCGTTGTGGCCTTTGGCATAGTGCTTCGGGCCGGACTCCAGCCGCAGCTCCAGCAGACGCCCTGGCGCGGTTGCCGGTCGCTGCCCGCGTATCTCGCCCCACAACAGGTCGTGAATGCTTGCCCACGACGGGGCCGTGGTCAGGGTGATGGATGGATGGAAGCAATCGAAGTGCCACTGGACAATCCCGCCGATGGCATGGGTTTTGCCGACACTGTGGCCGGCATAGACCGCCGTGCGCCGATTGTCGCGGACACTCTCCGCAATCTCTACCTGCTTTGCCCACCAACGCGCGCCCAGGATGGCCCTGGCATACGTGGACGGATCGGCGGCGTACTGCGCCAGCACGCTCACCTGCCTGCTGGCGGCCATGTTCTCCATGTGGCGCATGGCAAGCTCGGCGGCAGCATGGGGTGGGAGGCCTTCTACAAGTTGCGCGGCAATGTCCATCTACAACCATGGTCCCCGCAGGGGGGAAACAAAATAGCCGCCTCACTCCAGAGGGCGTCTTATCGGGGGATAAGAGGAGTTACCGTGGAATGAGGCGGCCTGTGCGCCAGTGTCCGCGCCGTATGCGCGGCAGGCGGTCACATTGTAACACGTATCATGTTACAGATGCAATATGTTACCCTTGCTTTACTATGCCTGACCATGCCCTGCCTGGCCCGGCCGCGCCTTGCTCTGCCTTTTCAACAAGGCCGTCCTACCATTGCCTTGCTTTGCCCCGCCTTGCCACACTTCACTACGCCAGGCTCAGCTGTGCCACATACCGCATAGCTTTATTTCTTCTTCGGTTCCGGCAGCTTCTTCGCGTCCATAACTCTTACAATTGGCACATCGGGCAACGTCAACCTGATATAGCGCGCCAGTTGCTCCCGGTCTTCCGCCAGTTCGCGGGCCATAGCAAAGTAAATTCCTTCCTGAGCACGCTCAGCCTGCTTGAGCCGCGCCCATGTCGCCAGCACGCTGCTGGCTAACCGCGCCGCCGTCACGTCCGCATCTTCATGGTTGCCGCCCATGAAGACCTTCCTGAGCGCCTGTACTGCCGGTTCGATGATCGGCTCCAGTCTTGCACTATCGCGGTCCATCTCAAGCCTCCTTCTCTACGTTCCATTCGGTTACGACAAAGCGCCCGTATTCAGGACGCCACGAACCGAGACCTACAAGCAACCCGGCCTCATCGAGTGAGCGCCGGATTTCGCCAGGTGTGCGCCGGTCATCTACCACATTCAACCCGAACGGAAGTTCCCATCCTTCGCGGAAGGCCGGGCGGCGAACGATGACAGCTGCCCCTCTGGGCCCTGGCGGTATCCGACCGGGCCATTCATGAATGAAGTCGGGTTCATCCTTCCCGAAAGGCATTTCGTGGTCAGGAAATACACTCGCCGCCAGAAACGGTTCGAGCCCTTTGCGCCCGAACTTTAGGCCTGACATTCGACATCCTATGAGAAGGCATTTCTTGAAGTTCCAGCTTGGCATGTAGATACCATGTTCATTCCGATGGACTTTCTGATAGGCTTTGGCAATCCGACTCTCAAGCGTTACATGGCCCCTGGTGCTGGGCTGTTTCTGATCAGGCTCAAGTTCACCGTCCAGAAGCTTGTTGAATAAGATTGGTGCCAGACCTTTGATAGTTCCTGTAATGCGATACATGTTTGCCTCCTGAGTTACTTGATATTGGCTGGAATACGCACGCGCGGCGGCATCGAATACCACTTCATGCGCCTCCCGCAGTGGGCGCAGTGAACCAGCAGGTCACCGGCAACAATATCTCCCGTTCGCCGCTGGCATTTGCCGCACAGCCACGGCTTGCCCTTCGGCCAGGCGGCCCGCGTCTGGGTGAGCGGATATACGCCGTTGTTGATTGCCGCAATTTCGGGATGAGCCGTGAGATATTGTAGGGCCTCCAGAGCAGGAAGCGGCCTGCCGTTGCTGTTGCACCCTGCCCACAACGCCCGGAACATCTCCAGATCGGCGGGCGTGTCCAGTTCCGTTCGCACCGGGGCCAGATACTCGCGGCGGGGCAGGGGGATCGAGATGTATTCAAATTGGTGCAGGTTCTCCCAGAAGTACGCGCCGGGGTGCTCACGCTGGGAGCCGCTTGAGCCTGTGACGATCCGCTCCCACGCCGCCCGGCTCCATACGTCCGTTGTGGCTGCGTAGGTGATCCGCTCCAGGTCGCCCGAATAAATGATCCCGTCCGCGCCGCTGTCAGCCAGCACGTCAAGCCGCCAGTCTGCCAGTCCCACATCCACCAGCGGGTTATCCGCCGTCGCCCGCGCAATCCACTTCGCGCCGGGCGCGTGGGCCTGAATAGCGCCGTCAAGCTGGGCCAGCACCTCGCGGGCCACAACCTGAGCGCGGGGGGCGCGGTAGCATGGAATGTCCAGTCTGGCGCAGAGACGGGCTATCGGGTCATCTTCCGCGCCGTCACTCGTGGTGACTACCAGCAGCGGATCACGCTGCGATGCCTGCCAGCGAAGGATCATTTGCTCAAGGTTGGTCTGGCCGGAAGGGGTGTAGACGCAGAGGGCCTTACCAGGCAGGCGCCCGCTGCTCATTCTCGCGGCCAGTACAACAGCGTAAGTCATTTCCCCTTCTTCCCTTTCATTTCCGACTCCCGCTCTGCTCGCAACCGCTCCACTTCGGCCAGCAGCGCCCGTATGTCATCCGGCGCATAGCCCACAAACCGGCGCTGGTGACGGTCAAACAACGACGGGATGCGGAAGCGTTCCCTGCCAGCGATAATGGCAACCCACGAGCGGCCATGCGTACCGGCCAGCAGTCGCTCGCGGATGGCGTTCAACTCTTCGTCATTCATCCCTGCACACTCCATCCCCCGTCAACCGTTATGACCTGCCCGTTGACCATCGCCGCCGCCGGGGAGCATAGCCACAGCACACAGGCAGCCACGTCTTCAGGCGTTGCCAGCCTGCCTGCTGGCGTGCGCCTCTCCAACTCTTCCCGCGTCACCGTGCCCGCCGCAATGTTGGCCTGCGTGCGCGGACTCTCTACAGCGCCGGGCGCGATGCAGTTGACTATGATCCCATATGGCCCATATTCAACCGCGAGCGCGCGGGTCATGCCTTCTATGGCGGCCTTCGCTGTGGCATAGGCGACCTGGCCGGGGCGGGGGGCGTGGGCGCGGATGGAGGAGAAGAGAACGATGCGCCCGTAGTCGCGTTCCTGCATGTACGGTAAGACCGCCTGACAGACGTTATAGGTTCCGAGTACATCCACTTCAAAAAGCTGTCGCATGTCTGAGCCAGCAGGGGCGGAATGGGCGCAAATAAGAAGACCAATTTCCCCCTTCAGAGTCAGCGCATCGCCTACCAGCTTCTTGACGCTTTCAGAATCAGTAAGCTCCGTCTGTTTTTCCCACGGCGTATCATTCATCTCACCTTCCACGTAAGATAGATACGGCTCAGCGTGAGTAACCAGAACCATGACATCATCAATCCAGGGCGTATTCCAGAATGCCCTCGCCACTGCGCTCCCGATTGCCCCCGACGCGCCGGTCACAATGGCAACCCGTCCGCTCAGTTCAGGCATCCTTACCCCATCCACACCAGCAAGAGCCGCGTGTTTTCTCAATCCATTTGTGACCCCGACTACAGCGATAGCCCGTCGTACGGATATTGGGATCGTGTATGTGAAGGCGTCCTTGCTCATCGTACCAATTTTGCGGCACCATAAGCGTTATCGTCGAAATCTGATCGGGGTACACCTTGCTCAATTGACCTTCCTTCTCGCACTCAGGACACTTCATTCAGTCTGAATCCCCTCTGCCAGTTCCCGCGCCCCTGATTGCGCGTGATACATGGCCTCCTGATACGTGGCCCCGACCGCAATCACGAAAGCAGGCCGCGTGGCGCAGTGCTCATACGGCTCAATCACGTCGCCCACTTTCACCCGCAGGAATACATGCGCCACGCCCGGCTTCTCGCGGACCTTCTCCACGCCATTGATAGCCATCACTCTTCCCGGCGGCGGAAAGGCCGTCCACGCCGCCGCATAACGGTCGTGCTTGCGGGTCAGGTCGGACATATCGAGAGGCATCGCGCAGGCCAGCCGCATGGCCGCACGTATGAAGTTGCGGCCTGTCGCCAGCGGGGTTGTGTACTGACAATCGAAGCCGCCCGACAGCCGGGCCGTCACTTCCAGAATGCGCGGGCCGTCCGCCGTCCAGATCGTATCGGCCTTGAACACGCCCCACTCGACCCCGACCGCCCCCGCTGCTTCTTCTGTCAGCGCAAATAGCTGCATCTGATTCTCACGCGGCAACCGCGACGGGTTAACGTGGCCCAATTCAAGCACGCCGTCAAAGGGCCGGTCCACAATGTTGAGGCGGTACAGATGGCCGTCGCCGTCAAGCATTATTTCTACCGATTGCTGATCCCCTTCCAGCAATTCTTCCAGCAACGCCGAGCCGGTCGTTGAGTTGGCGCAGGCGTTCTCGAATGCCGTTTCAAGCTCATGCGGATCATCCACCCGCCGCGTGCCGCGCGAGGCGCAGTTGTCAACGGCCTTGACCATGAACGGATAGCCAGTCTGCCGCGCAAACGCTTCCGCTTCTTTCATGGTCCGGCATTCCTGCCAGCGCAGGCCATTCAACCTCGCTGCCTCCAGGCACTTCCGCATCCGCGCCTTGTTCTTGCAATTCTCTGCGGCCTTCACCGGAATGCCCGGCAGCCTGAGGCGATCTGCCACTGCCGCTACCGTTACTTCCACGTCGGCGCCTTCGGTGAATACCCCGGCAATCTTCACGCCCCTCGCCAGCAGCTCATCGGCCAGCAGTAGATGACCGCCCACGTCATAAATGTCTACCGTATACGCTCTGTCAGCCAGCCTCATTGCAGGCGCTTCCCAATTGCGGTCGGTCACAATAGCCCGCAGTCCGAGTGACCTTGCAACTTCTACAGCGGGAACTTGCAACAGGCCGCCAGCGATAATCCAGACGTGGTCAGGCATAGCCGCCCGCGTCTTCCGCCCACCTGCTGTACTTCTTGTCTTCCGGGCTGAGATAGCACCACCAGTACCATACCCGGCAATCTGGCCCGGCTACGACCGGATGATAACCGAGCGGGATCGTTGCCATATCGCCATGTTTCACAATGCGCACTTCGTCCACTTCCGCCCCGTCAGAGTAACGCCCGCGCGCCACCTGGTAGGCGCGGCATTCGTCGGGCTTCTTCGATGCATCCACTGGCTGCAACAGGTACATGAAACACTCTTCGAACTGTGCTGCGTTCTCCGGCTGCTTTTCGAAGGCGTGCATCGGCCATGAACTCCACGCGCCCGGCTCATTGATAGTCTCACCGATCCGCAGGCGTGACGGCCAGCCTTCGCCGATAACTTCCCGCACGGTACGCCGATAGTGGCCCTCGCCGATGGTATGCACGCGCACGTCCTCCGGTCGGACCAGGGCAGGGGGAAGCGCCTCGCCGACTCCTGTCCGCGCCCACAGCAGATCAGCAGTTCTCGTTTCGGGCCGCACTTCAAATTCCGTATCGCGCCCCAGGTACAGCGCCGCAGGCAGGCCCGCGAACACGTCACGGCGCCCGCCCAGATGCGGCCATTCCATCCCGCCCCAGGGTGTCTCCGCGCTCACCGTAACTGATCCGGTCAGGACGTGGAGAACAGACTCGTATGTGTGCTCGGTCTTCGCCGAGACGACCGGCGCATTGCTGGCAGACTGCCCCGCTTCCAGCTTCAGCCGCCAGACGGTCAGGTCACGCAGGTGGGGAAGGTCAAGCAGGAGTTTCATTCCGGCACCGCCTCACGTTCCCATCTATAGTTGAGTTTCCATGCAGGTACATATGCCTGTGAACTTATGGCACGTGAACCCTCAAATGTATCTATGCCAGATTGGATATAGGCTATGACCTGAGCTTCGGTCGCCTTATGACGCATCCAGGTTGCTGAGACGCGACGGCCTTTGTAATCAAATGCTATCGTCACAAACTCAGTCTGATCGGGCCAGTTTTTCATTCCGGCACCGCCAGTATGGGCAGGTCAGATTTGTGGATAACCCAATCCGACTTCGCCGGATACTGCCACCACTGGAAACGCTGTTTGAACTCAGCATTCGTGTCACGTAGCGTAACGCAATCCTGAAACTCGTGAGATAGTCTCAGCAGGAACTTTTCCAATAGTTGAATGGCGATTGTTCCTGGCTCAGAGTAGTGAATGCTATCCCTGTCCGGCCAGATATTCCCCGTATGAATATCGGAGACCAGATAACAGTTCTCGTTGCCGTAATGACTGGCATAGTCAAACTTCCAGCCGTTGGCATAGTCCTGAAACTCAAGCGGCGTTTGTTCCAGTTGTTCTGTCAGCCAGCGGACGCGGAAATTGTCTCGCAGGGCAAAGCCCACTCGATCATATTTATGCGATTTGTGCAATGGCTGACCTGCATAATCAAAGCCACAACACGACCACATCGGCTCACAACCCAGCAAGGCCAGAGCCATAACACACATCCTGATTGGCGCGTCAATGTCCTCGTCCAGAGTCCTTATGCTCAATGCTGACTGGCGAATGGAATCACGCTTGTAAATCTGGCATAGCAGTTTGAACTCTTCGTATTCTTTGCCTGTAATAATTCGCACAGATCACTCCGAAGGCACACTCACCACAATCAAATCACGCCCGCGCCCCTCGCGCCCGCGCTGCCTGTACTCCGCCAGCCGCTCATCTCGCGAGAGGCCCATGTCGTACAGTTGCAACTCGCGGTACAACTTGTTACCGAGCGCCGGGTTGACCGTGTAGTCCTGGCCGTCAATGACGAACTGCTCGACCGGCCACGTTCCGAGAATGTCCACAATGCGGAAGCCGGCCCGCCCCAGCAAGTTCGCAAGCGTTGCAGGGGTGAAGTACGCCATGTGGGTCTTATGAACCCACCATTGCCCCGCGCCTGATACGGCAGTAGCGTGCCGCTGGAGTTCGGTGAGTTCGTTGGGTACAGCCAGTAGCAGCGCGCCGCCGCCGTACAGGTGTTCCCGGCACCAGCGCAGGAAGGCCAGCGGATCGGGCAGGTGTTCCAGGAGCCAGAGTGCGGAGATAGCATCAAAATGATCGGGCCGCATCGGAAAAGAAATCGTTTCCCAGGTGCCGTTATAGACATCTCCCGGCCACTCATTTATCTTACGCTCACACGTTACTCTTGCAATCTCTCCCGCCATCGCAGATGGCTCTATTCCGAGCGGCAACCATCCCCGCCGTTGTGCCTCTGCCATGAAGAATCCATACCCGCAACCCACATCCAGCAGCGTCCGCCCCAGCGTCGCCGCTTCCAACAGTTGCAGCCAGTCGCCGTGCCGCATGTCGTGCCAGTCGCGCTCGGCTTCCATGCGTTCTAAGGTTCCGACCTTGTCCACCTGCCAGAAGGTAGACTGGTAATAATCGGCCAGCGCCGCCGCGTCAGGTAGCGTCTCCAGGTGGGCGAAGCCGCACGCCTTGCAATCAATGACTGTCAGGCCGTCGCGGGAGGCGAGTGGGGGGCCGCTATGCATCAGGCTCATTCTGAAACCAACCGGGCGGCACCTCGCCAGTAGTCTGATAAGCATATGCATCGGCAGGGGTAAAGGCAGGAATAACATAGCCCTCCCCGTCCTGATCAGTGTTATCAAGCATGTTGATCAGAAGGTTAAATAACTCCATAGCTTCCGCTCGTTTTAGTAAAGTAAACATGTAAGCTGTGCCGGGCAACTCAGGATCACATGCTATCAATAGCATGCCCTCATCATGGGGCACAAAACGAAAATGTAGCCGCACGTTTTTCAGGTCGTGGGTCATTGGCGAGAGAGACGGGAATTGATCCTGATATGAAAGGTGACTACGATTGCAAGAACTCCATTCAGCAAGACGAAAAGCAAATACGTCTTATTTCCTGAAAGAAGATAAGTTGTTACCGGAATGGCCGTTTCCAGAACGATCAGGGCAAGTACCACATAGCCAACATACACCATAAGACGGGCTTTTCTTTGTGTTTTGTTCACGACAGTTCTCCTCTCTGTAGCAACTCCACAATCCGATCCGCCACTCTCCCTGCACCTTGCCCGTCCACCAGCTTCCGCCCCTTCTCGCCCATGCGCCGCAGCATGCAGGGATCGTCAAGCAGCAGCGTCACCCGCCCCCGCAGGTTGCACGTCTCGAATTGCTCCCATGTCCCGGTATTCCATGCCACGCCGCGCCGCTCCAGTTCCAGCGCGGTGCGCTCGTGATCGGCAGTCCAGTTGGTCAGGAGAACTGGAACGCCAGCCGCCAGGGACTCGTAGGCCGTCATGCCAAGTGCGGCAACGCATAGCGCCGCGCCGTCAAGGAACGGCGCCAGCAACTCCGGGGCAACTACTACGTCTGTCGTCAACGGAACCACAGTGTTTCGGGGAATGTCTGCCGCCGGTCCTATAACGACCACAACCCGTCGCCCGATGCGCGCCAGCGTCTCGATTGCTATACCAGTCAGGCCGTGCGGATCACTCCCGCCCAGGCTCACCACCACATGCCCGCTCTCGTAGTCCGGCTGGCACTCGGCATACTCAGGCCGGATAATCATATTATCCACGCCCGCCATAACCCGATCCCCGTTCACTGGCGGTGGAAGAATGCTCTGCCAGATTTGCAGGTCATATAGGCCGTCAAGCTGCTCGGGCTTGTGAATGCCGTACCCCACGCCGCCGAGAATGACGATCCGGTTGTAGCGGGGCCGCAGGGCTTGCAGGAATTCACGGGACGGGCCGTACTCAACGTCCACAATCAGACAGGGCGGGGTAGTAGGAAAGCGCGTATCTGTGGTCTCTGCGTACAAGATCAGGAAGTTCTCGGCTCTGCCGCCAAACTCCGTTACCCGCTGCCCGGCCTTCTGGATGCGTTCCGCGCCGGGTGTCTTCGCCGGTGTTGCAAAGCTGACGGCAAGGCCGCGCTGCCGTAGGTGCTCAGCCAGTACGAGAGAGCGGATCACATGGCCCATGCCGTGCTCGCGGGTTCCGACGCAGTAGAAGAGTATCGGGGTCATTGGACTGTCCTTGTCTGCTCCAGCACCTGCATCACCGCCAGCCCGTCTCGCAACGTCGCCAGCTTGCCATCTTGCTCCCCGCCTTCCAACCACGCAAGCCATGCCGCAAGCTCGTCCACATACATCCCATCATCCGCCGTCAACTCATACACCCGCTCGCCGACCGCCAGCCACGACTGGCGCGGCCCCCGGTCAATGCGAATGTCGTAACTCGAAGTCAGGCCGCTCACGTGCATGATCCGCCCCAGCATCTGGTGGCCGTCCTGTACCAACTCCACTTCACGCGCCGGCCCCAGCAGGTACAGCGCCAGGTCAACGACGTGGCAGCCGGTCACGCTCAGGACATCCGGGCCGTAGCGGGTGAGCAGGTTTTCCTGTGCATGGAAGGTGATATTGCCGTCCGCGGTCAGGCCGTGCAGGGCGGGGTGGAAACGGTATTGGAAGCCAACGGCGCAGGGAAGGTCTTGCAAAACCATGTATATCATTCCAGCCAGGTTAGAGTATTTTGCTGTCTGCTCAGGAACACACGGGGGCTTCTCAACAAGAAAGGGAATACGCTTCTCGGCCAGAACTTTCATGTGCGCCATGTGCAACCGTCCGGGAGTAGCAACAACGGCCCCGTCTGCGTCCGCGTTTTCCATGATGGCATGTAGCCAGTCTCTATAATTCGCCCCCTTCGCCGGGTTCGGGTCAACCGTCACCAGTTGCGCGTCGGGGCGCAGTGCGCGCAGGTTTTTGTAATGCCTGCTACCTATAGACCCCAACCCAAGACAGAGCAACTTCATTTAGCCTCATCTAGAAATAATGGCAATTGATTCTTGTTAGCCTTTACCGCGTAGTAGGCCCTTGTAATCCGACTCATCTTAGATTTGTATTCCGTACTTCGTGGCGGTAACTTCTTGCCTTTTCTAGTGGCACTCATCTTTGCACGTGTTTCAGGCGATGCCTTTCGTCCTCGCAAGGTTTCGGCAATCTTTTTTCGTACTTCAATTGATTGCGCTGACTTTATCTGACTGATTTTCTTGCGCGTTGCAAGGCTAAGTTTCTTGCCAGTCAATGCACGTGAAAGTTTGTTCCGCGTTTCCTGTGAGCAGTTTAGTTTAATCTGGCGAAGTTTTTCTTTTGTTTCTTGACTATGCTTTCGCCCTGCAAACCCTAACAGGAGTGCCTTCACTTCTGGCGATAACGGCTTTCCGAGTTTTGCCGCACGCATTTTCGCCTTTCCCTCTGGAGTATGTTTTAGACCCAATACTCCATCTCCGCCGCGCGTACCATTTGTCAAGCGGAGACCGTCAGAAGTCAGCTTATCAATCCACCACCGCTCCCGAACTTTCCAGGTATCACTGTCGCATTCCTCAAGAATGACCATTCGCGGTATTTGGCCGATGCCTTTAAGTTTTGCTATCCAGCAACTCTTGTGAGTTTTCCCGCGAAGGTCTCTAACGTGTAGCTGCAAACGCCTGCTTGGATTCACCGACATTCCCACGTAGCGGATCTGGTCCGTAACAGGGTCTACTAAAGCATAAATATAGATTGGCCTTATATCATTCCCGGAAGCCATAGCAAAACGCCCTCCATGTGCTGCCATCGTTATCGAGACGAACGGCGGGACGCAAGTCCACACATGAAGGGCGCTTTGCCCACAATATGAAATTATGACCAACGACAGAAAAGCAAAACGCCCCGGTTCCGCTCGTCTCGATAGCCATATTATACAACATTTGTCGAAACCTTGCGGGCCGCTGCCAGAGTTTCTTCCACATCCGAGAGCGTATGAACGAGAGTCGGGAAGTTTGGCCGATGCACCATGTAGCCAGCGCCGATCATGCGGCTGCAAAACGCCAGCCATTCATCATCGGACGGAAACGCAAACACGGACCGCTCAGGCTGCCCGATGCACTTGATACCCAGGGCATTATAGCCATCCTTCAGCGCCTGCCCGATGCGCCGCAGGTGGCCCGCCTCGCCATATACCGTATCACGGTTTGCCAGCAGCCAGCGGACTGTAGCAGCGGCCACGGCGCACGGTCCCGGTGCGCCTCCGAAAGTCGTGCTATAGAACACGTCCGTTCCGAGCCGTCCAACCATATCAGCACGCCCGATAAGCGCCGACACTCCGCCAGTAGCGCACATGGCTTTCCCGAGACAGATCATGTCCGGCTTCACGCCGTAGTATTCCGCCGTCCCGCCCAACGCCAGCCGGAAGCCGAGCACCACATCATCGAAGATCAGCGGAATATTGTTATGATCACATGCGGCGCGGCAAACTGAAAGCCATAGCCGCGCTGCCTCATCTTCTACGGGCGGTACTTCTACCATCAGGCAGGCGCATTTCTCGGCGCAATAGAAAAGGCGGGAATGAGCTTTCCATTCGGGTTCGGTGCGCGGATCATAACACTCAAAGCGGTAATGCCCCCGCTCGGCATAGCCGGGATACCCGAGGTTGCCAGGCTCGTGTGAAAAATCCGTCTGTGCCCCATGATAGCCCTGAGACGCTATCGGCTCTCGCCCTGTCACAGCCCGCGCAACGCGGACGGCCGCCGCACACGAATCACCGCCATTCTGAAAGAAGCGCACGGCCAGATCGTCGGAAGTCAGCAGGCCGTCAAAGACTGTGCTGAGGGCGTCAGCCAGTGCGTACTCGTGCCCGTGGCCGTATGAGCCGGGAATATTCGAGCCAGCGCTCTCAATAGCTTCTGTCAACGGATACGTGCCATTGAAAGTAAGCAGAGTTCTTTCATCCGGTGCTCCGAACAGCAACCCCGCCTGACCCACGACCCAGGTCAACAGTTCCTTGACTTCCGTATGCCCGTCCGCATACACGAATTCGACATCTTCCCAGACGCCAGTTGCCCTGAGCGTGCGCGCCGAGACCGCGCCAGGGGGCAGGGGGCGTCGGCCTCTGGATTGAGTTGACGCCAGACCTGCAAGAGAAATTTTAGTCACTGACGTTTTTCTCCGGCTGACCGTATGTCTTGTTCCAGAGTGCTACCACATCCTCGTTCGCGCCGCATTCAACATAGCGCCTCTGCCCCTTACAATTGTCGCACTCCATAAAGGCGACCCATCCGCCCGGATACTTTCTGTCGTTCGTAAAAGCTGGTCCGAACGGTTCCTTACCGCAATTACTACATGGTTTCTTCACTGTTTTGCCCACGCTTTCACCCTCCTGACCATGTGCGCGAATTCACCCGGCAACAGGCTATGCTTTCCTTCAGGGTCACTGCGCGCTAATGCCAGATGCTTCTCAACAACCACCGTCCCGAGCCGCGCGGCAAGGGCGCAGTCCAGCCAGCCCGGAGCGCGCGTATGGGACGACCAGCCCCAGCCAGGACCGTGGAGGCTGGCATAACGCGCCATGCGAATTACGTTTATCAGAGACCACGCCATTGATGCAGGGTACTCAGGAATTGCATGTAGTGTGATAACGGGAATTGGCCCCGGATAATGGTTACGCCCGATGTGGGGCAAGGAACGATACAACGGCCTGCCATATTTCTTGCATGCCTGAAGCGTCTGTCGAATCAGAACTGTGTTGGCCCACTCCCGCGCCGCCAGCTTCAGGAAGTCGCAATGCTGCGCCACAAGTTGCACCGCCTCCCCGTCGAATACCGATGCGCCAGCTTTCAGGCCATACCGGTGCGCTTCTTCCACAAACTCAGACAGACGCTCACGCGGAAACTCCCACGCCCGCTTTGCCTCGCGCATGTGCTCAGGATAGATCACATCCGTACGCCAGAGTTGCACTTTGGCATGTGTGGCCCCGGCACCGGCCGCAAAGGCACAGAACAAATCGAAACCCCAATCATGCGCCTGCGGGTTGGAACCAAACTCGGCAATGATCTCAACTGTCATAGCAGCCTCCGCAACTCCTCCACACCCATCCGCTCCGCCGTATCGCTTGCGTACTGCCCGCCGGGGGGCAGGGGGCTACCCGCCCACGGATTATAATTCCAGACGGCACACAATGCGGCGGGCGGCTCCACGACACAGGCCCAGCCGCAGTCTACAGCGCGCCCGGCCTCATCTGTGGATAGCAGCGTCTCGTGCTGCTTTTCGCCCGGCCGCGTCCCATTCGTGCGCCAGCCGCTCACCGCAAAGATGTCCGCCAGATCGCCCAGCCGCCACGCCCTGAGCTTCGGGACGAAAATCTCTCCGCCGTGCATCTGGCGCAGAGCCTGCCAGCAAAAGGCCGTCCACTCGTCCATCGGCAGATGGAAGCGCGTCATGTCGGGATCGGTCACGGTGAGCGGCTTCCCTTCCAGCCGCTGCATCCGCCAGCGAACAGACACCGAGCCGCGTGAGCCCCAGACGTTCCCCCCGCGCGCCACGGCAAAGCGCGAGCCGCGATGCAGGCCGGCGGCATTGGCCTGCACAAACAGGCTCTCTGCCACGGCCTTGGTCTTGCCGTACAGATTGATCGGATGAATGGCCTTGTCCGTGGATACCAGCAGACAGCGGGACACCCCGGTGTCAAGCGCAGCCCGGATCACATTGGCCGATCCCTGGCAGTTGGTCTTGTAGAATTCGTCAGCCTGCTCTTCGCCGATGTGAATATGCTTGAGCGCCGCCGCATGGACAACCGCCGTCACGCCGTCAAACGCCAGCCCCAGCCGCCCCGGATCGCGCACATCGCCCAGCAGGTACGTCATGCGCGGCCCCGGCGGGAAGCGCGCGGCCATCGTCTCCTGGCGATCCTCGTCGCGGGAGAGAATGCGGACCCGGACGGTTGTGCGCTCGAGCAGGTAGCGGGTGAGCGCCTGGCCGAATGAGCCGGTGCCGCCGGTGATGCAGATGACTTCAGGTTGCGGGGATAGCCCGGCGTAAACTAGCAGAAATTCAGGTAGTGGAGTTTTGATTGTCGCCGTCCTGAATGACAGCCCCCATCGCGGGGTCAGTGGTTGCTATGTTGACGGATAGGCCAGCCGCACGGAAGAGTTGAACGGCAGCGGGATCGCGGGCAATATCAGCGTGGGTCAGGCCGAGCTCGGCCATGCGGTGCAATAGTGCTTCGCTGGCGTCGTGGGTGACAGTCTGCGCCAGTTTGCCCTCGGCGCGGTCCATCAGGGAGTTAAGCATAGATGAGCTTGGTTCAAATAGAAGCGCAAGATACGAGCGAATCACGACCGCTTCTTTCAGCGTCACCCGTCCTACCTTGCGGAGTTCGGCCCGATACGTCTCAAAGTAGTCTGCAAGCTCAAGGCCGGTCAGGTCGCCAACCTTCCCGATCAACTCAGCCCATGACTCACCCCGTTTCACCCCGCCTTTCGGATTTCCAGATTGGCCGTGCTGCCACGGCTTCAGGTTTGCAATGCGGCCCTTATTTCCACTGCGCCCGTCTGTGCCAGCAGTGGATTTTTTCCTGCTTGCAGTTGCTTTCGGCTTGCCGTTCTTGCGTGTCATATCAGAACAGGATAGTTTTTCTTATCGAAAGCAGACAAAAGAGCCGTCACAATTCAGCCTGAAAAGCGAGAGAAGTGGTAAAAATTGTGTTTGCTCTAAGTTTCCTTATCATAAGCAGACGCTACCACGCCCTGCCCTCTCAATGCAGACCCAGCGGGTTACGCTCGGAATACTGAAGGTACAGGTTCCCGGTTCCTGCTGGCCGCTGTCCTCCGGCATAATCACACTTCACCTGTACGTCGTGCTTACCGTTCGCCTGTATATCTTTGCCCGCGATCTGGTTTTCCTTTCCTTCGATAACGGAAGGCGCAACCGGCAGAGTGATAAGGCCCCGGTGCATCATGCTCTGCGCCACTTGCATGGCCTTGTGTCCTCTGGCAGACGTTGGCTCACGGACGGAGCATGGAAACTCTGCCAGTATCTCAGCCGGGACAGGAATGCGACGGCAGCCCCGTATAGCAATCGGCGGCACCAGATAGCCCATCGCCGTAGCCCCGTTGACTCCCGTCTGGTAAGCGGGTCTTTTCGGGTACAGCCCGGTATCGCAGGCCTGTTTCGCAGCGCGGGTCTCGAATAGATACACAGCACCTTCCAGAAAACAAACATGAATGCGGAAGTCACTCTGCTCTGTTTGAATGCCGTACTCAACCAGCCTGATTCCCCCAGGCGTCCCATCCATTCCTTTGACCTCTTGCGAACAGTTCCATGTAACGGCAACCCGGATACAGCTTCTCAATCAGGTCGTACACTTCATCGGGTTTCCGGCTGTGCTCACGCAATGGAGCCATGATGACCGATCCGATGGGCGGTGAGATATGTTGTTCGAGCGGCGTAAAGCTCCCCCGCGTCCCCAGCAACAGCAACTCGTGCCGGCCCCTGACATAGAATCCAGTCCCCCGCTGGCGGTGTTCTGTCTTGGCCCACACAAGGTTAGTCTTGTATTCAAAGTCCCACGCTTCCATGAGTTCAAGTGCCTCATTCAAAAATGGGTTAGTGCTCCATAGAAAGAGAACTGCATCGGCAGCAACAGTCAGGTTAATCTCTTTCGGGAGCTTCACCAATTCAGCAAGTGCCATACCGGAATAATGCAGTGAAGCAGGACCCCAGGACTCATTCTGGTTGTCGTACGCCCATGGCGGATCGGCATAGATAACGTTGTAGGCCGTGACCCCGGCAAGTGCCGCCGCATCCCGGCGAATGCCGTTCTGGTGGTCACGCACTGCCTGGCGTAGTTCGCGCGTATGCCAGTCATTCTCAACAGCCTCACCCAACAACCGATCCCGCTCTGGCGGTTCAAGAGCAGCCACTATCCGGTGGTGTACCCAGGAAAGATTGTCGGAGCGCTCCGACAATTCAAACCTTGCCGCTACCCACTTGTAATCCCGGAGCGTGCCGTATTCCCGCTCCGGCCACAGCGCCAGTGCCTGGCTGTACTCCTCACCGTATGCCCGCTCCCCGTAGTTAAGCCAGTCCCCGATGACCCACTGGATAGCACTCTCAACCCGACGCAACCCCTGACCGTATGCGTGCCACAACTCATAGTCAACCGGGCCTTTCCCGTTCTCCACCACAAGGCCGGTCGGTGTGGCAATGAATGGCCCCGAACTGATAGCCGGTATCTGTAAGGACAGATCAGACACTATTCCCCGATCCGGACCGCCACCCGTCCGCCCGGCTCCACGTCGCCCCACTCCACGGTATCGAGCACGAAGCGGGAGTCGTTGACGCCCAGCGCATCGGCCACGCCATCAAGTAACGACTTGCAACTACTGATAGCGTTATCCTGGTCCCTGCGCCTTGCGTCCGGCGGGTGCATGGTGATCTTCAGTCCGTGACTGGCCGGCACCTGCGCCCGGTCACCAAGTGCCACCAGTGTGAGTATCTTTGCAGTAGTGCGAGCCGTCTTGACCACCTTCGAGCGTCTGCGCCAGTGCGCCCGGCTGTTGGGATTGAGAACCTTGTCCGGCCAAGGAAGATTAACAATCATCACCGCACCCGCCAGCTCCGCGGCAGGTCGTCGTCTGCCCCCTGCCCCGCGCCGTCCGGCTTATCGGGCCGCGTGTCGCGTTCACTGGCCCCCTGCTTTACCTCCAGACGCGAGCGACCGGCGTCGCTCCGGTTATGTATCGCAACCTTCGCCTGTTCGAGCGCATCCACCGCAACCTGTATAAACTCTCGCACGCTGCGGGGCATCTCGTGAGACAGCAGCAGGCGCATACCCAGCGCCTCTTCAACCCGGAGCAGGATCACGCCTGCCGACTGCGGCCACGGCAGCGCGGCGAACGGCTCGTCGAGAGCGGCTTCCAGTTCAATCAGCTCTGACGAAGCCATGTTGCGGTTCTTCCGGGGTAACTGTCATGCGTAGACCACCTTTGCCGCCATGGTGACTGACCATCGGTTCTCCATCGCAGATAACGATGTGCTCGAAGGGTTCCCACTGGATCAGAATACGATGGGCGCACTGAAAGCATTGCCAGAGTTCATAGCCGTCGCTGCCAGTGGATTCGAGTCCCATAGTGTGTGTGCCAGGTGAAGGTAGCATAGACGGTAAGGGCAAGGATGACTATAGTGCTGTGCATGGTGGAAAACAAAACGCCCGGTCCACAGGGACCGGGCGCTCACTCCGACTCAAGCAGTGCGTATGAAGTTGTGCTTATGGTATCACGTCTTCGCCGAGTCTGTCAATGCACGCCGCTGGTTACGCAGCTCGAGCAGCTCCTCTATTGCATCCTGCCCCGCGTGCCAGGTGCGCCGCCGTTTGCAGGCCGAACACTTCACGACGCCCAGCCCGGTAAGAATGACGCTCACATCATCCGGGCAATCCGCATTCCGATACACCAACAACCGCCGCACCCCGTCTATCAGAGAGACGTGGCCCAGCGTGTGTTCGTTTTTGCAACACCAGTCCACTCCCCGATCTACCTGTCCACCTCTGACCATTCATGCTCCTCGCACCGTCCCCGCCCCAGGGGGATAAGGCCGGCCTCCTCTCCGGCGCTAGCGTGGCTGATAGCAAAACACCAGCGGGGGATACTGACCCGCTGGTGCTGCTACTGACAGAGCCTGTATGCTACTGGTGCCACGATCACCACTTCACGACTCCCGGTTCGCTCCGCCTGTCCCCCGGTCAGGCCCCGTCTCGAAGCGCAGTCACCTGACTGCGGTTTGAGAATAAGAGGGGCCTGGTTGCCTCACTGATACATCCCCCTGCCCTCAGGTAGTTTCGGTGGAAACGACGGCCTGACAGTACGTACAATGCTCACCGTCCATTTCGGACAACATGCGCAGATGCTTGCACGTCCGACAGAATAGTATCCCCTCGGGCAGTTCGAGAACGATTGACACTCCGGCGACGTGTACTGTCACCGGCCCCCACCGCTGCCTTACCCGCTTGAGAGAGTTTTCGAGAATTGACAGTACCTCCCGTTCGGTGAGCTTTGCGTCGCCGGTCTGACCGCTTGATGCACGCTGCCCGCCTTGCTTCACCGCCGGGGATACTGTCAAAGGTTCCCCCGTAGTAGCGGCGCTTCTTGCCGTTTGTGGTTCTGCGTTCGCAATACTGCCAGTACCGTTTGACTGTGCCATTTTTTAATCTCCTCGGCCAGCACTCAATTCTAAGGTCAATCTCCGGGTCTGACAGTACATCCCCCTGCCCTGACAGTACGTCTCTGAGCGGCGTGCTGTCAACTCTGGCCCACTCAGACGTACTGTCAGGCGTACTGTCACCGGCCCCTGCTGCCCCGTCTACCGGGGCGGCGTAGGGTTTGGGCCGGCGGGCACTTCGGCGGCGTAGGTCGTAGTCGCCTTGTATCCGTTGGGGCTCTGGCGCGCACCGCTGACCTTAGCGGCGATGTTCCGAGTCGTGGCCTGAGCGCCCTCGCGGATAATCTTCTGGACTTCTACGTCCTCGCGGGCAGTCTTTTGCTCGGCAACATAGTCGTCAATCGCATCCGCTTCTGTTTCGATTTCGGCATGGACCAACTTATTGGATGGGTCAAGATTGAACATCATACCCCACCCCAGGACTGCCAGCATGGGACTTGCCGGGGCAATCCCCTGCCACCAGTACAGGCCGAAGTCCTGCCCTGTGGCAATGTTGAAAGCCAGAATGGAATTCAGGGCGAGAACGAAAATATCCGCAAGCCAGAATATCCATCCGCCCACGCTCTGATAACCCGGCGCAAACCAGAAGTGCATTGCAACCGGGAGCGCCAGCGCAGACATGGCGGTCGTGACTGCGCCAACGATCGCCAGCAGTCCGAGAATGCCGACCGGAAACACATCCTGCATGATGACGATGAACATCACGTCACCAAAGATCACGGCCGCGGCGTAGGCCAGCGCCCCGACCAGCATTGCCAGTCCTTTGATTGCCTTCATGTTACGGGAAGTAGTACGCATGTTTGCCTCCAGACTAAGTTAGTCTCGCTATACTAACTCAGGCTGGTAGTTCTGTCAAGTCAGTCCAGGTATACTAGCGTTTGTTTAATGGTATTATCTGGATATGGCTAAAAAGAAGCGGGCGCCGGGATCAAAAACCCGGACATGGCAAATCCCGGTAGAACCAGACCTTGACGAGAACGCCAAAAAATACGCAAGGGAGCATGGCTTCAGTCTGTCAGCCATTATCCGCGCCATTGCCCGTGTCTGGTTTGACCCGCACGACCCGCGCCCCTTGCCGCCAAATATCGAGCGAGAGACAAAGCGACCACCCCGCAAGAAATAAGGAGCACACATGGACGGGCTATATGTAGTTTTGAAAGTTATTGTGATTCTGGCAATCGCCTGGTTCTTCAGGAGAACCGTCCGCCTCGGGGACGGGGCAGTCAAGATTATTCTGATCGTCCTTGTCCTGGTTGTATGGGGTTTACCCGTCCTGGCGTGGCTCGGTTTCTTCAAATGAGCACCAGCGTCCCGCCCGCAGCCCCCGCAGCCGCCCCCCGTCAAGCGTCCCTCGCCGGGCCGCGCGCGAGTACCAGGATGACGGCCTGCGTGCGGTCGCGCACATCGAGTTTTGAGAGAACCGCGTTCATGTGGTTTCTGACGGTCCGCCAGGCGATGTGCAGATCCGCCGCAATTTCCCGGTTGGACAGTCCACGACAGGCCAGTGATAGCACCTGCGTCTCTCTGGCAGTGAGCGGTATTCCGGCCCATCCATCCCGACAGGCCCGTGGTGGGTTGGTCATTGTCAGCGCCCTCCGCCCCCGCAGGGCAGGGCCGTCTCTCCGGCTGTCACTCTTCCAGACTTCGACTCGGTGCTGGATACCTGCCATGTAGCGACCGCGGCCGCCATTATGGCTCGTTGCAAAAGGGGTAAGTTACCCTAACGGTTTGCTACTCCCCGGCGGCGGGCGCTTCGGCCACTATAGTCCCGGATGGTTCTGCCGGGAGCAGCGCGCGGGCCTGGCGGGCGGCGGCGCAATAGTCTTGTAACATAATCGCCGTAGAAAGCCAACCGGACTTCTCCAACACCAGAGCATGACGCTCCGCGTCCTCCAGCGGTACTGCGTCTGTCATCTTCCGCAGCGCCTTCTCCAGTTCCGCGATCCGTTTGTCCCGCCAGTCAACCTGGTCGGCTACAGTCGGGTACACCGTTTTGTTCATTTGCTCATCTGTCATTTGTCATTCCTTCCGCCTGTGCTTTTCGGGTTTAATCTTGACCGATCCGCTGAGCGTTATTCTGGCCCCTTCTGTCTCGTAGGTCAGGGCACAAGCAAGACACTTTGGGCAATGCCATAGCAACCCGAGCGTCGCGTCCACATTCCCCCTGTGTCTGCAACGGCGACAGCAATAGCTGAAAATGTCACCTTTCATTGCGTTTTATCCTTTCCGCCTTCCCCTGCGCCTGCCCGCCCGCGCGTGCAATGGCCGCCTCGACCGCCTGTATAAACGTCTCTTCATTCGCGGCTTCGCCTGCTGCAATCACGCCGTCAAAGGGTGTCATCAGGCCTGCCAGCCAGCCATTGAACCATACGGCGATGTGATAAGGTTCGAGGATGACAGACATGCAACCGGGAGGTGCGACCGAATGATTTTCTTTATGACCATTGATAGCCACAATCCAGGCGTCGTCTATCTCGCAGACCCATGCGCCGGGGCGTTTGTTGACTGGCGCATCCCCGAGCGCAATAGCAAGCCGGGCTACTGCACCCGGCGCCTCTGCCAGTGTCAATTCCTGATCGTTCATAGTCCCTCCGTCACCTGCCCGCCGGCGCCGTTGCTCACGGCCGCGGGCGCCGGGACCGGGGCGGTTGTCACGCTTCCCCCTGCATACGCATCACAAGAAACTTCCACTCAGGAGGTACGTCCTCAAGATTATCCTCTGCAATGTCATGAAGATACAAGTGGCAACCCCGACAGAGAACAATCAAGTCGTCTGCATCCTCCCATCCCCTCCGCTCGTAGGTGAAGTGGTGAATATCTAGAAGACCAGGATTGCCACAGGCTTTGCAGAGATAGCCAGCACGCATGCGTTTTATTTTCCTGATCTGCTGCCATTCTTCTGTCTGCAAGTATTCAGCGTAAGGCATGGCCGCCAGTTCGCGCTCGCGCTTCCGATCCCGCTGCCTTATTTCGGAGGCAGGGCAGTAGCCGAAATACCATTGCTTCCAAGTGTCAAGCACGGACTCTAATACTTCGCTGGCAGGTCTGAGCGTGCTCATTGTTGCCCTGTCCATTCCGCAAAGCGCGCGCTTCTCTCGACAAAGGCCAGCCGAACAGCCTCCCCGCGTGGCCCGTCGTGGTTCTTGCGGATAATGATAAAAGCCTCCTGTGGCCGATCCTTTGGCGGCTGCTTATCCAGCGGCGCATAGTAGCCGGGCCGGTGCAACATCCATACCTGGCGCGCGTCCTGCTCAAGGTGTCCGCTGTCCCTCAGGTCCGGGAGATCCGGTGCTTTGTCCTCGCGCCCGGTAACAGCGCGCGAGAGCTGGCATAGCGATAGAACCGCGCAATCCATCTCACGCGCCAGCCTTGCCAGTCCCTTCATGCTGTTTCCAATCTTCATAACGGTATTCTCTTCGCGTCCTCCGGCGTGGGCGATGTAGCCGATATGATCTACAATCACCACGTCAAGGCCTCCGAGTATGCGCTGCATCTCGCGGGCCTCGCGCGCAATCTCTGCAACGCTCAGGCCGGGTACATCGCAGATGCGAATGGGAAGGGAACGGATACTCGCCATGTAATAGGCCATTGCGGGCAGGTCGCCATCCCGGGCGGCGTACTTATCGGCGTTCATTTCTGCCAGCATGATCCGACCGGGAACATCCCGCGCATTCATCTCCAGACTGAAAATACCGATCTTCATTCCTGCCCCTGCCTGCTTCTCTGCCATCTGGAAAGCCAGCGCTGACTTGCCCATGCTCGGACGCCCGGCCAGCAGTGCCACTTCTCCGCGTTTCAGTCCGTGGGTATGGCGGTCAAGCTGTGGATAGCCGGTCGTGATCCCCGGTATCTTCCCGGTCGTAATCCAGCCCGCCACCGCGCTCAGCCATTCCAGTCCGGCCTCGCCGATGGACACACTGGCCCCCCTCCCCGGCAGCACTCTATCCAGACCCGCAGCAGCGCCTGCCAGAACATCGGTCAGATTGCCATTGGCCTGGTAAATGTCTTTTGCTGTCCGGTTCATGAGCGCAATGGCCCGGCGCTTTGCCGACTCTCCCATGACGATCCGGGCGTAGGCATCCGCATGGAGCGAAGTCGGCACACCGATAATGAGCGAAGTCAGATAGGCCGGGCCGCCTGCCTCTACCAGGCGGTGATGCAACTCAAGTTCCTCCTGTATGGTCAAGAAGTCAATCGGCATCCCCCTGTCCTGGAGGCCGGAGAATGCCTCCCATATCCAACCATTCTTGTGGATATAGAAATCTTCCGGCCTTACATACGCCACCTCGGACCATACTTCCAGCCCGCCGATCAGGACGCTGCCAATCAGATCCTCTTCGGCTTCTACGTTGGCAAGCTGAGGTACCAGTGATTGAATTATTTCGGTGTTCATTTTTCATTCCTCCACAACGCGGTAGGAAAGGTTGCCATCGTCAGATACAAACGCCTGCGGCCAGTTCTCGCGTATATCTTTCAAGCTCGGCGCTTGCCCCTTCTGGCCGCGCCAGTCGTTCTGCCGCCACCACTGCGCGAAACGGTGAACATCGTCTGCCGTGGGCTGCCATTCCACCGCCATGTATTCCACAAATGCGCGCGCGGTTTTTGTGTTCCAGGTCGGGCGAATGTGAAACTCAAACTCGATAGCGCCAGTGAAACCGTTGTGCATGGCTATTCCAGAAGCAAGCGCCTTGCTGATACGGTCTTTGTATTTCTCGACGGTCAGGGGTTCGGGCGCGGATGCGCCCATGCCTGAATCTTTTAAACCTGAGCTATATGTAGGGGTTACATTTTTGATGTCACCCTCGGGTTCCATCTTCTTGTAACCCTTCTTCTTTGGGGTTCCATTTTTTGGGAACCCTTCTTCGCCGGGGATATTCAGGACTTCATCGCCGTAAGTGCGCGGGTCAACCCACTTATGGATAATGATCTCTTGGTAGTCGTGGTGCTGGATGCAGGTGATATATTCAAGCTCGCAAAGCTCCCGGCGCTGTTGCCTGAGCGTCCTGATCTCCATGCCCATTTCTGCGGCCACGAGGGTATCCCGCCACCTGTCAACCTTTCCCGTTGTCCAGTCGGCCTTATCAGTCATGTGCATAAAGAGCCAGATGCGGTTGCCCATCGCCTCCCGATGCTTGGGATCCTGGCTCAGGCCGATCTTGATCTTGATCCAGTTTTTCTTACTCACATTCCCTTACCCTTCTTCCTCCTGCTAATCCCCCGGTTAAACCAGAACGCCGCCATCCTACAGACTGCGTTCGCCTTCGACTTTGGTCTAGGAAGTCGGGACGCTTCGCAGCCGCAGAATGGCGGCGCATTGGTGGCGAAAAACAAAACGCCCCGGACTTCCTAGACCGTTGTTAATCATACCACACATCCCGCCCCGCCGTCAACTCACACCTGCCCCGGTGTCCTTCATCCGCCAGCGCAGCCAGCGCCCGAAGCCGAGGCCGGCCAGCAGGGAAGCCGCCAGCCAGAGAGCGCAGAGCAGGGACAGCCAGTCAGGAGTGGTCATCATGGCGCCCACTCCCCGCTTATCGCCCACCAGTGCCGCCTTTCCCGTTCCCACAGTTCGCGCAGGAAGTCGGGCCCTGCATTGGCGCGGATGCTGGCGGCGGCGCTGGCCGGGTCAGTCAGGCTGATAGCGATGCGCCGGCGGCGGGGCTGGCGGGCCTGCTTGCGGGCAATCAGCACGGCGACGGCGGGCGTGATCTCCTGGCGCGCATGCGCCACATTCCAGGCATGCGCGCCAGACTTCAGGCGGTAACGTTTTGCCAGTTTTCTCCAGCTTTTCAGCCGCTTATGCTCTCCGAGCAGAAAAGCCGGGCCGTTCCCGTTCAAGCTATAAGTCATGTTTCGCATTTACAGTTTGTAAAACGGCTGCTGGATACCATAGCGGGCATTCTGGAAGTCATAGCGCCATCCCGATAGTCGTGCCCGCCAGCCGCTTCCGGGCATGGTCCCGCAGGTACAGATAGCTCAGGTCAAAGCCGATCCCCGCGCGCCCCAGCTCCACGGCTACGGCTACGGTTGTACCGCTGCCGCAGAAGGGATCGAGGACGATGCACTTGCCTTCGCCTTGGTCATCGGTGTGGGTGCAGGTAGGCTGCCAGCCGATTGTACGGGGTGGTGTCCACGTGTTGGCTGGTCCTTTCCCGCCCTGTCGCAACCCATATTCAACCCTGTCTCTTGAGTGGTCGTGATAACTTCCAACAAACGTACGCTCTAGTTCCCGCTCCCACGGCGCTTGACAAACCCCACACGCGCGCGGGCTCGTGGCCGCCAGAATGCAGCGGCGAGGAAGCGCTGGAGGAAACGTGGCATAGTGGGCGTCGGCGTATGGCTGAGTGGGGAGGCTCCAGACGGTACGGAGGTTGCGGCTTTGCCCGTTCCCCCATTCTGTTCCGTCCCGGCCGTTACGGCCCGGGCCGAACATCGGCCGGGGTGAGACTGCCTGCAAGCCGGGGTCTTTGTTAGAATGCCGTCCCCATGAAGCCGGGTCACTCTCAAGTTTTTCTTTCACCGCCTCTGCATCCCAATAGTACCGCGCCGCCTTCGTAAACATCCAGACCGTCTCATAGTCCACCGTGGGCCGGTCACGCACACTCTCCGGCATACAGTTCGGCTTGTGCCAAATAACTCGACTTCTGACATACCACCCCGGTTCAACTTTTATCTTTGGCTCCTTCATCCAATCGGGCAAGTCAATGCTCTCGTGATGATTGAGAGCTTGAATCAAGGCACGACAATAAATCTGCTTTTCTACTGCTTCAGCAGGAATTCGCACACCCTTCTTAGTATGATAACTTTCACGAATCGCTTGATGGTTCCATGCGATAACTGCTTGCTTTCTTTTTACTAGCAGGTATGGATATATCTCCGCAATGATGTCTGCTGCTTCCCTTCCAGTAATCCGCCAGTGATATGATCCCCGCTGGCCTCCTTTAGAGGGTGGATTTTGTAAGGGACTTGTCTTTCCATAACCTGTAATAGCAACCGATTTTGTAAGTGGCTCCAGGTCACACATCCTGATTTGAAGGAATGGGGGAAAAGAATCTCCTGAGCCATGTGGCGATGTGGTACGCGATATACCTATACAGCCTTCGCCGTCTGTCAGTGCGGCTAGCCATGCCCTGTCTATTCGGTCTTTCATTCGTACATGTTCTATTGGCTCCTGAGCCAGCAGGCCAACGCGCTCGGGGATGAGCATGAGGTCTTTGGGTTTGAGGCCAGTCTTGCGTTTCATTCGCCCTACAGGTTCCCCGTGCAGGCCGGCGGCGTGTTTCCCGCCGGTCGTTCCGCCCCACTTCTCATCATTGGCGTAGCTGTCTCCGATGTTCCAGAAGCACACCCCATCCGGCCGTAGCACCCGCCAGCATTCCGCAAGCGCCAGCCGGGTAGCGGCCAGGTACTCGTCTACCGTGCGCTCGAGGCCCATCTGACCGGGGATGCCATAGTCACGCAGGCCGAAGTCAATAAGGCGGCGAAGTCACGATACATTGAACCGTGTTCGCCGCCAAAGGAATGAAAGCTGCGTTTGCCTGAGCTAGCATTCAACCTCCTTTCATGATATAATACCTAAAACCACCATAGAGGGCTTTAGATGAAACAAACGGATATTGCTTATATTGCCGGGCTGATGGACGGGGAGGGATGTATCAGGATCAAGAAGGAAAAGGCTTATGCCTGTCAGGACCGAAAGACACCCGGGTATCATGCTTCTGTACAAATCAAGATGGTTGAAGAGGGCGCCATTCGATTTGTCAGGGATATGCTTGGCGGGTGGTACTACAGGCAAAAGTCCAGCGTGAAGAATGGTAGGCCGCTTTACTGCTGGCAGTCTTCTGACCGGCAGGCCGAAACGATTTTGAAAACCATCCTTCCCTATCTTCGCGTCAAACATGATCAAGCCGATCTGGTTCTGAAACTAAGAACATTACAATCCAACAGCAAGAAACATCGCACGAAAGTAACCGGCTACAGGGATTTTCCTGATCGGTTTGGAACGGTACGCCGTGTGGCAAACTACTCCCTTTCCGATCAGTATGTTGCCCAATGCGAAACATTGTTTCTCCAGTGCAAAGAGTTCAACCGCGTTGGTATTAGATAGCACCGTCCCCGCCGCTGGCATTGGCAGCGCCGTGACGTTCGCCTGCGCCAGAACGCTCATGCCGAAACCGGCTCCGGCGGATGGTTCTCAGCGTCCAGACATATCAACCAGCCGGCGTTGCCGTCACAGATGGGGCAGGCCTCTACATCGCCGGGGTCGTACCAGAGTGGATCGTCCTCGTACAGGTCTATCCACCCATCGTCACAGCCAACCTGCGTGCATCTTTCCCAGAACATATCTGATCCGCAGACGGGGCAGCCTGGCTCCAGTTCCATATCGCTCACCCCGCTGCATCCTTCCGAGCTATCACCACCGCCACCGGCGCGGCGTCCGGCCCCCGCCCGTTGCGCGCCCGCCAGACAAACCGCGCGGCTCTGCAAAATGCGAAGTCGGGAGAGTGAAAGAAGAGGACCATAGCTTCGGCTGCCTGGATTTCCGAGAGGCCATGCCGCTTCATAAGTTTCAGAAGGCTTATGTATTGTCTGCGCTCTGTACTGATTGACATTTATGCCTGCCATTCGCGCTCACCGCTTCCACCCGCCGCAGCCAGTGCCATCTTTCGTACAGCCCCCTGAGCGTCCGGTGACGGGTCGAGAGCACCGGCCCCGGCATGTCCGCAATATATACCTGATGGACTGGCAGGCCGACGCGGGCGATGAGCACCAGCGCCCGGCGGCTGTCTTCATTGTCGTCAAGGTACAACTGGCTGACACCGTGCGGCTTGCGCGTCACGTCCCAGTCCTTCGGGTCGCCCACGTCGGGTGCGGGCAGCAAGGAGTGCCCGTAGCGGGTCTTGTGGCGGCGTCTCATCATGTACTCCAGACAAACCCGTTATGCCCGCCGTTCTTGCCCTTGCCGCAGTTCTCCTTCTTGCTCACTATAGTGCTGTGCATCGCCGGTACCAGTGCTGCCGGTCGTGGTATTCCACGAAGGCGGCGATGCGCGGCTGGATATTCCGCTGCCACTGCCGGCGGCGGCGGCGCTGCCAGATGGCGGCTAGCGCGAAGGCCAGAAGGACAAGAGCTAACTCAGTCATTGCGATTCCTTTCGGTCCCCGCTCATTCAGGTTGGGTTATTCCTTGTTCCGGGCGGTGCGCAGGGCACCTATAGCGTCAACAATCTTGTGCATCAATACCCATGCTTCTGTTTCCCATGCTTCCACTTTCATCCACTCTCCAGGATCGGATTCAATGTAGTCGCTCAACTCTTCCGCCGCCCGCAGCACATCCGCAGCGGCGACGGCGGCGGGGAAAGCGGCGAGGGCGGAGAACATCGAGGCGCAATCTTTGTCGCTCTCCTCCCAGTTACCATCGGAGCGGAAGCGTTCAATGGCCGCTACCAGCAGCCCCGCCTGCGCTTCCGCCTGCTCTGCGCGGCCCAGGGCGGCGTCACGTTCTATGCAAGAGTCGCTCAATTGCAACGCAGTCGTTCCTGACTGTGCTCGCCAGGCAACAGCCTCCCGCTCCGCCTGGTCTTTAGCGGCAAGGGCGGCGGCGAGTTCGTTGTCATCTTCTGCCTCAATGAATCCGACAGAAGGCTGTCCCCATTCAGGTTGCCAGCGAAGGGCATAAACGCCCAGGAATTGAACTGGCACGCCCTCTGATAATTCAACTCGTATGTATTTCATCGTCTCACTCCTTGACTCGCCGGGCGGCGCGCAGGGCGTCTACTCGTAGGTATAGCCTGTTCATCAATTTGTGGAACACTTCGGTTTCGTGAGGCTCATCACCTTCACCGCGCAACTCTTCCGCCGCCCGCAGCACACTGGCAGCGGCGACGGCGGCGGGGGAAGCGGCGAGGGCGGCTGTGCTCTTTTGCCAGGCGTCCTCACGTAGAGAATCGAACGAACCAGCATCCGTTGGGGGAGGCCCAATCCACTTCATCTGTGCTTCCACTGCCCCTGCCAGCGCCGCCGCCCGCGCTTCCGCCTGCTGCTTTGACTTCACCAGTTCTTTCAAGTCCCTTTCCAGCCAGCCCCATCCGGCCTTGCGGTATCCTTCCTGCGGTGTCGGGATACCTGCTTGAGCTATCAGGCCGATGAGCGTAAGGTCAACGTCTCGCAGTTCCGCTTCCGCCTGCTGCTGCGCGGCGAGGGCGGCATCAAGCTCGGCCTGTAGATCGGCTATGTGTTCCTCCCACTCTGCGATAAGATCGGGATCACCCTCTTGATATGGCATCGTCTCATTCCCTTCTACCGGGCGCCGCTCCCCCGGCACCCTTCGCGCCCTGGTGGACGTGAGCCCGCCGCCTGCTGCGCGAAGAGTGCCGGGTCGTGAGCCGCACCCCGGTCTATTCGCTCATGCCAATGAAGAAATGCATCGGCAGCACCGTCCGGCTTGTTCTCACCCGCAGCCCCGCCAGCGTTTCCGGCACGTCGGGCGTCGCCGGGTTGACCCAGACCGTGTCGGCCTGGAAGTTCTCGGCGCGGGCGTAGTACACCAGTGCCCGACGTACTTTCTCGTCGAGGGTGCGCTTCTTATCGTCATCGAACCAGAGGCGGCCTGTGTTCATGCTGCTTCCCTGTCGGCCAGAATATCCACGGCTTCCCCGTAGGCTTCCACCATCGGGCCGTAGAGGAGATCACCGGCCTTGTCCACCTGATAGACTTCCTTGAGCTTTGTCTTAAACTGGGCCAATGCCGTTGCTGCTTTCCTGATAGCAAGGATTGCCGGGCCGTCAAACTTCAGGTCAGGGTGAGCGTCAGCCGGGGTCGTTATGCCGCGCCAGGGCAGCAGGACATGGCCGTCAGGAATGTCAGGCATTTCGGCCAGGGCCACCCGTGCCATTTCGGTATCCACGTCCGGGTGTGCCTGCGGCTCTTCTTCCTCTTTGCCAGCCTCGACCACGTCCTCATCCCACTCGGGGCCCTCTACAGATTGCGTATGCGGCGCTTCGATCTGCGGGAGCTCCAGACCGTTGCCGGGCAGGGCGGAGCGTTTCAATTCCAGCAGTCCGGCTTTCACCCATTTGGGATCGGCCTCAATGCTCAGCAGCCACTTCTTGCGCCGCGCGCGCTTGCCGTTCTCGCCTGAGGGCGTGCTGATCTCCATTGGACGCCGCCGTAGCTTGAGCGGAATGCCAGCTAGACGACCGCCGTTCAGGGCATATAGACCGGCAAGCTGGCTGGAGAGAAAGATGCAGTCATGGATGCTTGTCGTGTGCACGGTCAGGAAGGCAAGCCGCTGAAGTTCGGGGATCAGGACCTTAAGGCGACCAACGGGCCGACAGTACACTTGCTCGATCTTGCCCTTTGAGTTCGTGTATGACGTGACGGGGATCCTTCCGTTACACTTTTTCTCTGGCACTCCACCTATCACCAGCTTTTCGCCAGTTGCGTGGTCAATCTCATACTGGATATATTCGCCGTTGCATCGGTGCAGCATTGCTCCCGCAAGGTATGCCTCCCGCCATGCGTCGAAGTTCCTGTCCACTTCATTGAACGGCAGCAGGATATTCAACTCGTCGGGTGTCTCGCCATACTTCGCCGCGAACACTGCCGCGCTTGCCGCCTCGCGCTCATCGAACTCGACCCGGAAGTAGGTCAGGTCTTTTCCGGGCTGCCGCTCACCCTTCGGCGCACCCTTGCGGATTGCGCCGATCTCTGGAAAGCTGGCTGGCCGGTCTGTAATGCCTTTGATGCTCATTGCTCAGTCCTCCCCGAATAAGGCCGCTATTGCAGCCTTCCGGTCTATCTTGCGTTTCAGCGCAAGCTCAGGATAATTAACGGCGACAATTGC